ATGCGCTACTACGATTACTTTGAGGTCACCGACGCGGTTCGAGCATTCACGGGCGAGCACGAGGGCGACTTCGACCTCACTGCATTGATTGACGTTCTCTTCGAGGAAGTGCCCGCCCATCCCGAGCACGGCACGCTCTTTATCGAGCGTGAGTACACCGACGAGGAAGTCCAGGCGTGCGACGTGACCAACTGGGTTTCTGCCTACGTACCCACCGACTCAGGTGAAACAATGCTTGCCGAGCGCTGGTTTACGTCGCCTGAGCACGGTCCCGTACACGTGGGCGCTTGGGAGGATGGGAGCGGCGCGGTGAGTCTTTCTCTCGCGACGGTTGAGCAAGGTGGGCTGTCGCCGTGGAATGGTGGCTGTCGTTTCATTGCGGACACGCTTAAGCCTGAAACACTGGGAGCATTTGACCAGGCCTATGGTTCTCGCAAAGCTTGGGAGTCCGACCTGGCTACTGTCGAAGCAATGATTAAGCACTCCTGACTTCAACATCCCCGCATCAATGGCGACAAAGCCAGGTTCAATCCCTGGGCGGGGAACGATGCGCAAACAGCGCACACACCAACACACCGAAAGGTTAGAAACATGGCACACACCTACAAGACCGACCCCGACTGGGTTAAGGAAGCGCGCGGGGAAGCTTGGCACCCCTCCCAGTTCGCCCGCTACGGGTCCGCGTACACCCGGCACACCCGGGACCTGTCGAAGCGCATTCGCGCCCGTGAGCGCCGCGAGATGGACCGCATCATGCGGGATATTGAGGCCTGGGAGGGTTACGTCCCCACGGGTAACAGCGTGATTCGCGAGTTCGACACCGCTACCAACGCTCACGCGTGGTTCGGGTACTAGGTCAATAACCAACGGGACGGGCCGTTAGGCCCGTCCCCACACAACCTGAAAGGGCCTACCATGCTCCAGTTCGCACTCAACGTCGCCGCCCTTATGGGCACTCTGATTGTGCCCATCTGGGCCGTAACCCTGACCTGCATCGCAGGATATATCACCTTTTCTGACAACTGAACTACCCACGAATAGTGAGAACTTTTCAGCACCACACCGACCTAGGGGACAAAGACAATGGACAACCAAATTACTGAAAAGCAGTACGTACAGGCTAGCGTATTCATCGCTGCTTTCGACTTGCAGATGCTTGTTATGGAAACGAGTGCGCTCACACCAGACCAGCAGGAAGCCGTTTACGTCGCACTAGATGCGCTTGTTGAAGCGGTGCGATAACAAGGGAGTAAGGATAATGGGTATTCTTGACGATATCGACAGCGCCGCGTATGACTTGGAGCGCGGTAGGCTTGGCGAGCTGACACCTGTCGCACGCAATTTCACTATTGTTCGGGACATCCCGGTCACTAGCTCAAACTTCCTTACCTGCTACCGTGTGTTTTCGTATGAAACATGCGTTGCGCACGTCGGCAAGACTTACGATGGTGGTTTGCTTGTTCTCGTTAAGCCGGATACGTTTAACCATTCGACAACCACTAGCAAGCACGTGCGCCGCTTCCTTAGTGCCCTCGTTGGCCGTATTGACTGGGACGCGCTTTACAAGGCTTGCAAAGCAGAGAACACACCTAAGCTTGTAGGTGTGAGTCAGTTCGCGTACTAACAGCTTGACAACCAGAGACTATTAAGTCATAGGCAAACCACACAACAGAAAGTGAGAACACAAATGCGAATCAACAAAGACACCATGCAGGTCATTAAGGCTACCACCGCTGCCAAGATCACATTCAAGAAAATGGCTGTCGAATACCGGGACAACGCCGAGATGTTCACTGCCATTGACGCGGTTATCGTCGCCCTGGATGGCCTGGCAGACGCGGCCATTGCGTCTGAGATTGGGGACTGAGCAATGGATATGGAAGTCTCGTTTGAGAACCAAGTGTTTATTGTCGCCGCCCTTGAAGCTCACATTAAGTCTCTTAAGGAAGAGTGTGAGCCGTTGGTTACAAACACAATCAACCAACGTATTGAGGAGATTACTCCAATTCTAGCGGCTATGAGCTGTGGTGAGTACGCCCTAGAATTGGTGGAAGCCTAGTCAACTAGGCATCCCGGCCCTGTCGGTAGGTAAATGTGGGTTCGACTCCCACGCCGGGAACGACAGTCTTAACACAACTGAAAGGTAACAATCATGCTGTCACGCAAATATGCGGAATGGATCATTGGACCCGAACTGACACCCGAGTTTGCAGCCCGGGTCATTAACGGTGAGGTGCTAGGCGGACACATCTGGTACGACGTTTGCACGTTCGCAGGTGGCTGGTGCAATGATGCTAATGTTTTCCTCGCGTGGGACGCTATGGGGCGGCCCAGTGAGCGCGAGTATATGGACCCTGACTACTATTCGGTGCGAAGCCCTGAGCGTCGCCGTGCGGTGATTGCTAACGCCCGCATCTCAGCTATGGCTGAGTGTGTAGCGGATGCACTATACAGTGTTGTTAACGAGATTATCGTGAACGAGGGCTGGAAGTGCATCCCCGCTACCGAAATTGAAACGGACATGCACGGCATTGGGTGGCTTGAGAAAGGTTGTGGCGCCCTTGACTGCAATGTCGAAAGCTACCTGTTTAAGCCGGATGGGAAGTGAATAGGCGTGATCGGTCTTACTTTCCTAGCGTTCCTTGCATCTGTGTGCATGGTTTACGTTGGGTTGAATGGTGATTCAAACATTGTTTGTTTCCTTGGTACCTTTTGCGGGGGCATGCTTGCCCTTGTCGCACTTATGGCCCTGCTTGCTATGATGGGAGTTGTTTCGTAAACATGTGGGAAGAATTGCTGAGTGTCATTACTGACCGTTACTACTCGCTAGAGTCTATGCAGGAAAACGTGGCTGGTTACGTTGATCCTGATAAGGGCTGGGACCTAACACGTGTTAACCCCTGGTTTGTCGAACGTGGCTATGAGTTTGTGGGACTGCTTGACCTGTTCTCTGAAAATGAGCCTAGCGGCGTGTATGTTAACGTAGACGGGTACGTCTGGCACTGTCGCACTAACGCCCATGACAACAGTATCTATTGGTACTGGGAGTCTGACAACGAGGGCGATACCCTTGACGAATTGCGTTTCCTGCACGGCTACGCGCACATGTTCATTTGGGACAACGACACAAAGACATGTGAAGTAGTCAACATGGCAGAGTGACTAACAATCTGATAGACTAGAAAGCACAATGACCATCGAACTTACCCAGACTCAACACGCGCACACTGTCTACGTTCACGACGAATGGGAGTACAACGGGCACACTTTCCAAGTGGGGCAGGATGAATGTGCAGAGTGCCCTATCAAGTGGCTTGACGATGCAAGCGCACTTTGCGTTATCGACGGGCCACATGGATGCACCTTGCACCACCCTGCAAAGACTGACTGCCCTGCAATGTGGGAGTTTGATAACTTCCATGAGGAACATGGGCGCATCCCCACACAGGAAGAATGGGAGGCACTTTGCCCTGATTACTGGGTGTACGTTGGTTGGTATGGGATGGATGCTGACCGACTGTTCGCGGCCGCGTTCCGCAAGGATGTGTACCCTACCAACCCTTGCGAGTCATGGGTGCATGAATACAGTCTTTGGGCAGACGGCTACGTTTGGGTTGTGTCAGACACAACTACCGGCGACTCTCTGGCAGGTATCTATGCCGACAGTAAGGAAGACGCTATCCGAAACTACACCGAAAACTATATGTGAGAACGGAGAATGACATGATTAAGATCAACAACATTGAAGCGCTCAAAGACTTTGACACTACCGTCGCGTACCGTGCTCAGGATTTGGGACTTGAGCCGGGAGAATGGGACTTTGTCACTTGCAACGGTGGCCTCCAACTCTACGAGGACTACGAGGAAATGGCCGCCGATACGATAGATGCTATCAATTCGCCAATTGAACTACTCGGCAAGGAATACAAGCCTAGCGAAATTGCTAGGGAGGTAGATCCCGATGGTTGGCAAGCATTTGTCGAACTTGGCATTGCGTTCGCCATTGCTAACGATCTGGTTAGGAAGATCATTTAATGTTCGCGGTCGCATACTACACCCTGTTCCTGTCGGCGCATATTGTCACCACGTAGAACAGAGGGACAATAACAATGACAATTAACCTGGAAGAATTAATGAGTCTACCCGTAGCACCTAAGCCGCTACCTGTTGTTATCCCAGCATGGGAGATAGGTGTAGATTACAGCTTAGTACACGGGCAAGATGACTACAACTGACACCACAAAGAAAGCGAGAACAACAATGACTGACACCGAAACTCTGGTTAACAAAATCAACAAGCTTAACGCCGAGATTAGCGCACTGACCGAGGCACGGGACGCGCTTAAAGCGGAACTGTGCGCACAGTTCAACCCCGGCGACAAGCTTACGGTGGGAGACACTAAGGTCACGTTTGCCGTGCGAAAGACAATTAACGCGGCGGCGGTTGAAAAGATGGGAGCTTTCAAGAAGCTGCCTAAGGCCGTGCGTGAGAGTGTCTATGATAAGCCTAAGCTCAACACGCGCAAGCTTGCAAGCCTGGGCCTCATTGACCTAGAACCTGCAACCACCGTGTCGGATGTGTACGCAACGTTCCGATGAAGTGGAACCAGTACGGGACGGGCAACAGTGAATACACTGTCCAACAGGTTGAAGCTGTTGCCCGTTCCCTGGAAGATGCCGAATTGGCGGAATACTCTACCATGTGGCATGAGGCGGTACGCCAAATGCGGGCCGCCGAAATTATCCACCAAAATCTCGGGGTAGGTGCAGAGATTGAATTGCCTAACGGCATGAGTATCTATATTGAAAGTGAGCGCAAATGAGTCTGAAAACTATTGCGGGACAGGACTACGAGGATGTGTGTGTTTTCCAGTCCGACAATGGAAAAATCTACGTTGCCATGCGGGACACTGATACACCTACGCTGAAAGCGGTCGGGACGCAGTTCAACAGTATCTCGACAAGGGGGACAATGCGTCTCTCATCACCATTATTAACAACGCACTAGGGAGGTTCTAATGTTTTCTGACTGGGTAGACGGCGACACGTTCAACTTGCATGAGTTGAGCGATGACGTTTTCAATGAGCAATTTAGCTGCAATAATATCGACGGCTACCAGCGTTCCAAGGATAGCGAGACAGACGCAGAGAACGCTTGGGAGTATTGGGATGACAACAGCCTGCTATATGACTTTCTCGAAAACTTATTTGAGACTATCGGCTTTGTCGAATGGGACGATAAGCCGAGCGACGGTCGCTTCATCTGGATTCAGGATTATGAGATGCTGGTTGTCGAGCCTAGCGATGTTGCACTGCCTATGGATGTTGCTGCAACATTCGACAGGGACAGTTTGTATGAGTGCCAGTACGCACAGGGAGTTGTCCGGGACGGTGTGTTCTACTGCACTGTCGTTGCAAGGGAGCTTAACTAATGCAGATGCCCTGGACAACAGTTGAAGCGTTGACGAAAGATGGCAATGTTCCTTACCAGGGACAGGACTCTGGGTTCATCTGGGAGGCAGAGAATGGGATCATTATGTGTGATCCTAGGCTGACTGTCGTTGACTTCCAGACTGAATACAAACTGACTGAGGAAGAAATTAGGGCACTACCATATGCCGAGGGCATTGTTAATGATGGTGTCTTTTACGTAGCATCTGCACTAATTGAAGGGAAATACTACAATGCAGACTGAACTTGAAGAAATGACCAAGGAATACAACCTTGCGTGTGCTAAGGCAGTGCGAGACGCTATCCACGAGCTTGCCGAAAAGTGGGGACAAGATGCTATTGACGATCTGAATGAGCGTGACTACTACGTCTGCGTGGAATTGTACGACGAAAGCCTGTGCATCTATGCGCGTGTCGCTAAGAACGATTACTATGGCCCCATTAGGCATGAGAATGATGAACTAAGCGCCGACGTACAGGAAGCGTTCGATAAGCTAGGCTTCCAGGTTGTTCTCAACGCAATGATTCATTATGGGATGGAAAGTACTGATGAACCACTGTATTGGAGGATTTACTGAATGACTTTTGCACCGCGCCACTACCAGGAACGTGTACTGGAAGGGTTGAAGAACAGCAAGACGCCTTACACGGGCCTGGTAGGCGCGGGCCTTGGTACAGGCAAGACGGCAATGAGCGTGTGGAACGCGCTTAATGCTTTCGGTAGCACTATCGGGGACCAGATTATCCTGGTTGTCGCCCCTGTCCGTACCGAGTCTGGCTGGCGCTCACACTGGAAGACCCTCGCGGGTATCGACATGCGTACGCTTAGTGGTAAGAAAACCAAGGCCGCGCTTGCAGTGTGGGACGATATGGAAAACCGTACGCCCGGCGTGTACTTTATCACCTGGGAGCTAATGCGGTCCCGCAACAAGGAAAAGCGCTGGGACGGACGTGCGAAAAAGTACGTCTTCAAGAGTATGTCTAAGCCATTCTACGGTGTTGAGTTTGGGATGGTAATCGCCGATGAATGGCATCGTGCGTGCAACCATGCCTCGCTCAACTTTGACGTGGCGCGTCACATTAAGGCACGCTACCGCCTCGCACTGTCGGCAACGCCCGCTGGGAACAAGCCCTGTAATATTTGGGCCGCGCTCAAGTTCCTGTGGCCTAACCACTACGGTGGCTATTGGGACTTTTGTGAGAAGTTCTTTAAGGTTGAGCTTAACCCATGGTCGGCCTACGGGAAAGACTTTTCGGGAGAGAAGTACCCTGGGATGGTGCGCCGTGGCGCGCCCTCGTATCACGAGGTGAGTCAGGCCGAAGCCAACCCTGAGCTTCCTGGTGTCGTGATCCACCGTGTCGAAGTGGAGTTGACCCGGCAGCAGCGCAAACTCTACAACGAGTTGGAACAGAAGGCTCTCACGTTCCTAGGGGACTACCCGTTGGCACTGTCGATCCCGATGGAACTCGACACCCGCTTGCGTCAGATGACACTGGGAGTACCCTCGTTTAATGAAGACATGGCTGTCGATTACAAGGAGGACTGTAAGTCGTCCAAGCTCGACGCCATGATGGACATTATTGCTGACCTGCCAGAAGATGAACCTGTCGTTGTGTGGGTACACTCTCAGAAGTTCATTAAGGCGGTCTTGTACCGTCTGAAGAAAGCTGGGATCAAGGCCCTTGAGATTAGTGGTAAGTCACATGGTGACTTCCAGGCTATGATCAATGGGGATGCCCGTGTGCTTGTTATCCTGCATGAAGCCGGTGCAGAGGGTATTGATGGATTGCAGCGAGTGTGTCATACTGAGATATGGCTGAGCCAGTCTAACAGCCTTGTGATTAACGAACAGGCAACAGGCCGACTCAACCGGCAGGGACAAACAACAGTCGTTAACCGCTTCCTAATTCAGGCGACGGACACAGTAGACGACCGTGTTCTGGGACGCTTGCAGGAGCGATTCGACAAGCTCAAGGCATCTGGCCTAATCTAAAAACAACAAACTGAAAGGAGACATCTTGTCTAGCAACACCACTGAATACAGTACTTCCTGGACCTACCTCATCTTTTGCATCCTGTTTATCGTGACGGGAGTTTGGTTCCCGTCGTGGTTCATGTGGATTGTCTGGGCCTTTGTTGGCTACATTGCAATGAAGGTTGTGCTGGTTGTTATTGCCCTTATCGTGGGAGTGATTATCGTACGTAAGATTAGGAACCTGGGCTGAACCATGAAGATCATCGAAGTTAACCACAAGACGGTAGCAAGTCTCATGAAGAAGTCCGTGGTAGAACACTGGCTTGAAAAAGAAGACGTTTGGCTGAAGTTCACTGATGGGAGCATCGTGTGCATCCACGTGCTTAACCCTAAGTGGGAGACATTTGTGTCACTGGATGAGCGAAAAGAACAGGAAAGCGCCACTAACGGTGTGTCATTTAATGACACCCAGGAGAATCATCTGTGGTACACCAGCACGGGTGCGGAGCACTTGTTCACGTCGCGCACCGTGTCTATCAATTTTGACTCAGTGCAATACTATGTGGCGGATAGGGTTGACTACCTAACTCGACAGTATGTCCCGATCATTGAGTTCTACTACTATGAAGAAGGAGAGCCGCTTGGCAATTACAATTCGTGATATCTACGCGCCTGTTCTGGGCTATGGTTGGGAGAATCTTCCCATCCGTTACAACAAGCGACAGTATCTTGATATCGAAGACGGCCTTGTCACCATGCCTAGTGGCGCGGTCATGGGCACTGGCATACTGCCTAACGGGCGGCTGGTTCTACTCAACGACAAGGGGTCAGTGTGTGCTCAGTGGTGGAGTGGCACAGACGAAATGGCTGTTGTCGATCCATTCGACAACAAGGTCTTCACTGTGCCATACACCGAGGATCTGAAGTGCAATGCACGCGAGATGGTCTCGCAACATATCGACATCAAGAAGGCCCAGCCTATCGACCTGTCGATCATGTGGGTGGACCACATAGCGGGCGAGTGTGGTTTCTACGCCGAAGACATCAGTGTCGGTGAGAATCACTACACTGACCGGCTGAATGGCAGTGTGCTTCTCGCACTCACCGAGGACGAGGACGGTAACTACGTCGTGGGACGCAATTCTGTCCTGTGTCGTCTGCTGCGGTACGTCGATGGGGATAGGTTCGCGTTCACTGACTATCGGAAGAAGTCGGGGCCTAGTCTGTTCACCGACACCGGTTCACTGACGGATTACGCACGGAAGATTCTTGCGTGGGCACAGAGTCTCACGCCTGAGCAGCGGGAGATTCTGTCTCGATGAGAGAGTTCATCAAGGCCGCTCGTGACGAGGCTGCTAAGTCAAGATGTGATCGTGCCCATGTTGGGTGTGTGATCGTTGACCGCGCGACCGGTCGTGTGGTGTCCCGTGCTTTCAATGAGACACCACACGGCCTGGAGCCATGCGACACGGGCGGTCACCGAATGATCGATGGGCACTGTGTTAACACTGTTCACGCAGAACGAGGCGCTATCCGCAAGATGCAGTCACATGATAGCGAGTACACGCTGTACGTGACTCACTACCCGTGCCAGGGCTGCGCTCATCTCATTGCGTCATGCCCCGATATCGTTGAGGTTGTGTACCTTGGCGACTATCGAAACTCCAATGAAGCCACCGCCCTATTGATGGGCCTGTCGAAGGGTGTTCACCATGCAGAAGAAGATTGTTCTTCAAGTCCCGCCTGAGTATTTGTGGGACATCATTGACATCAACAAAGTGAAGAAGACCGGATGGGAGGTTAAGTCTGGCTCAGATAAGGTCACACGTAAGATTCCGACGGTACCTATCTTTGGTACACGGGAAATGTGGAAGACAGTCAAGCCGGGAGACATTCTGGTTTTTGTCGAGTCATCGGTTGATGACCTGCACACATACGCATGGAACCTCCATGTGATGAGTGAGGCGTTCTACAAGAAGTGGGAAGCCAATGAGTGAAATCTACGACCGGATTATCAAAGAACTCACCAAGCCTTCTGAGCGCGATAAACAGCGTAAGGTTGGTCCTAGCGAATTGGGAGACTTGTGTGAGCGCTGCTTGGCAGAGAAGCTACTGGGTGTCCACCAGGATGAAAAGAACTACCCTCTTGCGCCAATGATAGGGACTGCTTTCCACTTGTACCTTGAGAATGTTATTGGGCTCAAGGATTACTTGAAGGAATCTAAGGTCACTGTCGGCACAATCGAAGGGTATGGGGATATCCGTGGCACTGCTGATGGGTTTGATGTTTCGACAGGCCATGTCGTAGATTATAAGGTCCTGTCGAAGAAGAAGATCAAGGCGTTTTCGTCTGCCACGTTCTTTGACGAGGACCGTAACCCTGAGTTCTACTCGGACTCGATGACCGAAGGCCAACTTAAAAAGTACTACTATCAAATGCAGTTGTATGGTCTGGGTATGGAGAACACTGGCTATGAGGTGAATCACACCTCACTGGTTTTGTTCCCACGCGACGCTACGGTAGAATCTGTCATGGCTGCAAGTCATGAGCTGTGCTTTAAGTACAACCGTGACGCAGCTCTTGCAGTCCTTGAACGTGCTAATCAAATCTTCAAGTGGGCCAACGAAAACCGGGACAACCTTGGAGAACTCGACAGCCAACCCGGCTGCTACTACTGCACATTCAAGCGTTAGAAAGGAGAAATATGGGAAAGTTTGATTCATTCCTGAAGGGAATTGATATCGAAGTGTCTGATCCCCGAACTACCACACCTAAGCTGAAGGTCCTACTCTACGGACCTTCTGGTACCGGCAAGACCTCGCTCGCATCCTCGGCCTCTAAGGTTGAGGAACTGGGACCAGTCCTCTATGTTGACTTGGAACGAGGAACAGCGCCCGCTGCCAAGTTCGGTGATCTGGATAACATGCTCATTGTCCAGCCTGCCACCTATAAGGAGTTCGCGGACCTCCTCGTTAAGATCAGCGACGAGAAGGATAACCCCTTCAAGACTGTCGTCATCGACACAGTTGACCGTCTGCAAGAGCTTATCAAGCTTCACTTCGCAGCAGTCAATCCAAAGGATTCCTTTGCAATGTGGGCGGCGGCGTATGACAAGGTGCTTGACCTTGTTAATACGATTGCCTTTGACATGGGCTTGAACATCATCTGTATCACCCACGAGTCACGAGAAATTGTGGAGACGGAACGCCTCTCCCAGATCGCACCTGACTTCGAAGGTAAGAAGAGCTTTAAGAAGCTTCCGGCAATCTTCGACATCATTGGTCGCATGACCTGGGAGGACGTGGGAGAGGACGGGGAAGAAAAACTCATCACTGTTCTTACAGTCAAGTCCCCGTCGAACATTCTCACTAAGACCAGGTTCGACAACATGCCCGCAATGGTCGGCAATCCATCGTTCGACAAGATCATGGGCTGGGTGCATGAACACTATGACATCAAGGAGAAGGAGGACGAATGATTGAGTACCTGTCGATCAAGGATGTCTCTGAGATGACCGGGGTTAACCGGACTACCATCCTGTACCGCCTCAAAGCGGACAACAAGACCTTCCCGGAGCCAGACTGTATTATTCGACATGGGCGAATCAACACCTATGGTTGGCTGCCCAAGTCAATCGACCACTACAACGAACTCAACAAGAAGGAGAACTGATCATGATTAACTTTGACGAGCTTATGACCCTGGATGTCGCGGAGTCCATGTCCTTTGAGCCTCTGCCCAAGGGACAGTACAAGGCGGCTGTCGATGCCTGTGAGCTGGGAGAGTCCAAGGCTGGCAAGCCCATGTACACCGTGGACTTTGTCGTTACCGAGGGCGAGCACGCGGCGCGCCAGATTCGCTACTGGCTGGTGCTTCAGACAAAGAAGGGTCTCCACTGGGACCTGCCGAAGTTCTGCGAAGCATCCGGTAACGAATGGCCCACCGAGCCAACCGCTCGCACTGGTGAGTACTACTACCAGGTTGAACGAGACATCGTTGGTAAGACTGCGACGATCACTGTCGATGTCGAAGACAGCGAATACAACGGGCAGGTCACCAAGCGTAACAACATCAAGAAGGTTGAGTGGGACGAGGCCAAGAAGAAGTCTAAGGCTTCCAAGATCGAACTCTGACTGTCAATTGACTAGGTGGGGCTGCACTTCGACAAGAGGTGCAGCCCCACCTTACAATAGGCAGATACGAAAGGAGAGGCATGAACCTCACAGATTTCTTCCGGGCAGTCTTCCCAGACGGTGAAGGCTGGACGCCTATCATTTTGAAGGGGCCTATGGGCGGCCTCACTAACTTCCGCTGGTTCGAGTTGCCTACGCAGCTTGACAAGATGGTAGCGTACGCGCAGTCTCATGCTGACTTGGATGTATACTACAGTCCCTTTCTGTACACCAAGCCCCCGGCCCTGTCGAACACCAGGCACGCGGCCAAGGATAACGTCATCCATGCCTCGTGCGTCTGGGCAGACGGCGACAACTGCCCCATCGACAAGCTGAGGATTCAGCCTTCCATCCTTGTTCAGACCAGTGAGAAGCACTGGCAGGGATACTGGCTGCTCGACGACGCCAATGACCTGTCGAACGACATGCTCGAAGCCCTCTCGCGAGGACTCTATGAGGATCACCGCAACGACGGCATGGACCGGGGCTGGCCCCTGTCCAAGAAGCTGCGCGTGCCATTCACGCATAACCTCAAGAAGGCGAAGCCCTGGGAAATCACGCTCACCGCCAACGACGAGGCTATCACCGCCGCTGAGTTCGCCGCCGAATACCCACCTGTCGAACGTATGGGCATTGAGGAAGAAGACTTCCCGACTGACATCCCCACCATGTATGAAGTCCTCGGCATGGTTAATCGTTCGTACATCACTGACCTGGCTACAGATGACGTGTTCATTGACGAGGAAGACCGCTCCTCGAAAATGTACCATCTTCAGTGCGCGCTGTGGGAAGAAGGCTGTTCCGTTGTCGAGGCCTTTGCCGTCGTGCGCGGAACCGAGTTCAATAAGTTCGAACAGGACGGGCGAGGTGATGGTTACTTGTGGAAGCAGGTCAACCGTGACTATGCACGCTGGAAGGCCGAACACACCGGACCAACCGAGAATGATCTCGAAGCATCGACTCGTATCGGGTCCTCGTATCTTCTGAGCGAAGCGCGCGAACTCGTGCTCCAGGACGTGAACTTCCTTCACGAGAATGAGCAAGAGCCTATGGGCCTCTTCGTGGACCAGTTCGCAGCATGGGCATCGACTAAATCGGCAATGGCACCTAAGCAATTCCACTACGCCGGTGCCCTCGCTATCCTGTCGTCCATGTTCGCTAAGTATGGCTTTCTGCCCATCAATGTCCAAAAAATGCCACTCAACCTGTACTTCCTTGTGCTGGGACGTACGACCCAATCCCGTAAGTCAACGTCATTGCGCCTCGCAGAGGGCATGATGCGTGACGTGGCTATAGGCATTGGCAAGGGGCCTGACGCTTTCATTGCCCCTGAAGATTCGACAGGTGAGGCTCTGTCCGCGTATCTGCGCACCAAGCCAAAAGAGTCTGGCCTCTTCGCTATTGACGAGGTGCAGGACTTCTTCGCACACGCAGCCCAGAAGGGCAGCTACATGGCCTCGATGATGCCCTTCCTTACCAAGAGCTACGATGGCTACATTCCGGCTGTCGCACGTAAGGACAAGGGCGGCAAGGTTGCCTACCAGACTGCCACCCCGTACTATATGACCTTCTACGGGACAGGAATCTTGGACCAGGCCGCGAAGCACCTAACGACCGAGAAGGTGGAGTCCGGCTTCACACCCCGCTGTCTTGTTGTTATTGACGACCGGGACAAGTACATCACGTCCTCGCAGGATGTGAAGCTCGTGACCGTAAGCGCATCGACAGGCAGGATCGAAGACAAGCAGCGTGACTTCATGCTGTCGAACCTTATCAAGTCGGTCGCTAAGTTCGATGCGCAATTCAGTGCGCGTCAAGCGTCGCGCCTTCCTAACGAGGAAGTCCGTATCCCCATCGAGTTCGAGCCGGGTGTGTTCGAGCGCTGGATTGACTTCTCTGAGGAAGCCAAGGTGCTGGCTGAGCGACACATGCTGAATAGCCGTGAGCTGTTCCCTGGCACCGAGCGTATGACGTTCTCGGTGTTGCGTATCGCTGCTCTGCTTGCCATGTATAACGGACCGACGACAAAGGGCACTGTCGTTGTCACAATGCGGGAAATGCTGAAGGCTATTTCTCTTGCGTCCATCTGGCTGTCGAGCAACGAGGTGTTCATTCACCATGTGAAGAACTCTAATTTCAGTAACAAGGTCGATAAGCTCATCAACTTCGTTGCACGCACCGACAACGGCCTTGTTCCGATTCCCAAGCTCATGCTGAAGTTCCAGAGTGATATCAGTAGTATGCGTGAACTAAAGGAAATCATCACATATGCCCAGGCACGCGGAACAATCCGTGAAGTCATTAAGGGCAAGACAAACAACGAACGATTCATTGAATACGTAGGAGGGCAGGTATGAAGATTTTAACTACTGACTGCGACAAGCTGCCTGTTCTTGCCCAAGTCCTACTGAAGCGCGCTCGCGTGGTGTCTGGCCTCCCAGAAGACGCTCACGTCGAAATCACCGACGACGTGAACGACAAGGACATTAAGATCACTCTCGGCACTGTGAAAGGTTACAAGGGTGATGCGTACAAGACGCTATCACCTAAGCAGATTGTCAGTAACCCACAGTCTGTTCTGTTCCTCGCTCAGGCGTTGCAGTACGGCTACCTCGGTCCTGTTGATTCTGGGTTGGAACTCGGCAAGGACTGGGTTATCTGGGAGGGCCAAGACATCACCTTCAAGCCAGGCACAGTGATTGCTCTTGACATCGAGTCCGCTGGTGACATTGACGAAGACACTTTTGCTGCTGGCCGCATCCTCTCCATTGCCCTGTGGAACGGCAAGTTCGGTGTCGTTATTCCTGAAGAACTCGCTGAGACCGACAAGGCAGCAGAGCTTATCAAGCGACTGTGCGACACCTGTACTGTCATCTGCCACAATGGAACGTTCGACATGCCCTACCTGTCGAAGCGCCTCGGCATCCATGTGTACCACCACGAGGACACGCTGCTCATGCACTTCGTGCTCGACAACCTTGCGGGCGAGCACGGCCTGAAGCCTCTTGCTCGTCGCTGGTTGCGTGCCGCTGACTGGGACAGTGATGCGAAGTCGTACCTGAAGGGTGAGGCGTACTTCGAGAATATCCCGCGTGAAAAGCTCTATGAGTACAACTTGGCAGACGTGGTATGGACCTTCAAGCTGTACGAATACTTCCTTCCGATGCTCAAGAACAGCGGAAAGTACGACTACTACCGTTATCGTATGCGGGTCACGAAGGTTTTGATCGACGTGCAGATGAATGGTGTGGCTGTGTCGCTTGATGCTCTCGATGAGCTGGAAGAGAAGTACCAGGAACAGTGTGGCAGAGCACTGGTTGTGCTCCGCTCGCTGGCAGGTGAGGACTTCAATCCCCAGTCTCCTAAGCAGATCAAGGACTACTTCGAATCCAAGGGTGTGTCGTCCGCGTCGTTCGATTCAGATCACTTGAAGAAGCTACGCCGCGAAGGCAAGGAGACTGAGTTCATCGACGCTCTGCTTGCCTACCGCTACGCTGCTAAGGTGATTGGCAGCTTCATTGCTAACGTGCGACGTAAGGTCGGTGAGGACGGTCGCATCCACCCATACTACCTTCCTCATGGTGCTAAGACTGGCCGCCTGTCGGCTAAGGGGCCAGCGATTCAGACGATGGGGCGTGACAGTGGTATCAAGCGTGCTCTTGTCGCTGCACCTGGTTGCAAGATCATCTCGTGTGACTACTCCCAGGCTGAGCTACGTACTGTCGCTGAGCTTGCGGACGACACAGCCATGATTGCTGCCTTCCAGCCGGGTGCGCCTGACTTCTTCGATGACCTGATGACAAAGGTTTATCCCGACGAGTTCCCCACTATTGACGACTACAAGAGCTTCAAGGAAGAACAGCCAAAGACCGCGAAGAACAAGCGCGCACTGATTAAGAGTATCGTGTACGGCTGTGTACCATTAGACTACCCTATCCTGACTGCTGAAGGATGGAAGTCTATAGAGGACCTTGTTGAAGGTGAACTTGTCTACGCAGCAGACACAGCGACTGGTCAGCTAGTGAAGACCCCACTTCGCAAAATCAACCGTTACAGTAACGCACCTGTGAACACGTACTCGACTCGTGGGTTCAATGTGACAACCACAGCTAACCACAAGTGGGTTGTTACTAAGCACAAGCGAGGAAAGGAGGATGAAATCAAACTCGTAGAAGCTCAAGACATCAAGCACGATGATAAGATCATGCTCGCATACCCCTACCTGTCGAACCACGACGACGGTTACACTGATGAGGAAGTGCAACTTATTTCATGGGTTGTTTCAGATGGCTACTTGTACCGCTCACAATCTAACCGTAAAGTAAGAAAAATCTTAATGCACATCATGCAGGCAAAGCCTCAATACGTCGAAGAGATCAAGAAGCTGATGACTAACTTCAGTCATTCAGTTGACACTCGACCTGGCGTTAACTACGAAACCGCTTACACCTGGCGTGTTCATGCTGAAGATGCTCGTCGTGTGTGGGACAAGTCTGGTATTGGTGACGAAAAAGAAAATCTCTGCCAGTGGGTGCTGTCGCTTAACGCATGGCACCTCAAAATGTTCGTGGATATTTTCAACAAGGCTGAGGGGCATTTTAGCAACGGAACATGGGTTGTTACACAGAAGCACGGTTACACCGCTGACGCATATCGTCTCGCTGCATCCCTGTGTGGGAAGTATGTGACATCATCTGAGTACAGAGAGGGTGGTATGAGTAAGTACCGTCTTCGTAAGAAGCCTTTTGTTACAGCTCAAAAACTAGTTGTTAAAGATGCTGGCTCATGTGATGTGTGGTGCCCCACCACCGACTATGGAACATGGGTGACTCAGGACGAGAACGGTTCGATCATCGTTACTGGAAACTCGAACTATGGCCGAGGTGTTCCAGCAATCGCAACGGCCCTAGAACAGCCAATCGAGCAAGCACAACATGTCTATGATCAATACATGGGTGCGTACGCAGGGCTACGAGACTGGCAGACACGAGTACGCCATAGCGTCGGACGTAAGGAAGAGGACAACGAACGTAAAACCAAGTTCGGACTCACCTTCAACCCACTGTTCGTGGCCGACACCAACTACGCCTCGACACAGAATGAAGCATTGGCCTTTGTTCCACAGTCAACTGCAAACGACATCTGCCTCAACGCAGCAATCAAGATCAACGAACAGGTAGGACAGTACGGGGCTAAGCTGATTGGTCTCGTCCATGACGCTACCTATGTCGAGTGCCCAGAAGAAACCATCGAAGAGTGCTCCAAGATGATGGAATACGAAATGGCTAAGGCAGCGACCATAGTATTCAACCGCGTGCCGTTTGCTGCTGAAGCAGAGGTCGGTAACAACTGGGAAGAGGTGTGATGAACGCATCCAATTATGACGAAGCAGCTTGCCTTAACGTTCCTGTCGGGCTGTTCTACGATGTGAAGCTCTACGCAGATGTTGCAAGAGTGTTCTGCGAGAACTGCCCTATCAAAGAACAATGCCTTCAAGACTGCCTAGAAGCCGAACAGTATCCGGTGGATGGTAAAAAGTTCCGTTCCGGTGTCTTCGGTGGACTTTCACCCAGCGCCAGGAACGTTTATGCTGGCACAGCATATGATGTACTAAGTGATGATTGGGAGGAAAAATATGCAGATAGTGATAGCAATTGATCCCGGTGTTAACACAGGACTTGTTGTTGCCCGTGTCGAAGAAGAGGTAGAGATCCTGCACTTCGACCAGTTCATCTGTTCGACACACACGCAGACAGTGGGACTCATCAAGCGATACCTTGACCAGTACCCTGGCGCTACTGTCGTGGCCGAGCAGTTCGACCTGCGGCCCGGCAACAAGTTTACTGCTGACCTCACACCAGTGAAGGTGAACGCTGTCCTTGACTGGCTTGTCGATGACATTCACTACCAGACCCCAGCGCAAGCCAAGGGCCTGGTCAAGGATGCAACACTGAAGAACCTGGGTTGGTGGCTCACCGGCAAGGATGTCGGCTACAAGGATGCGAATGACGTACGCGACGCGTTCCGACACCTGGTGTACTACCTCGTTCACGAGATGCGACATAAGTGGACGCTCGACAACGGCTGGCCTAGGTAAAGAAAACCCCCTGACTAGGAAAGGAGAACTAGTCAGGGGGTTTCTTGTACCCAATACCCACAGCATTCACGCAGACAATGATGAATAACTGTCGCTGCTTAGTATAGCATACTTATCCGATCTTTGATGCCCCGATACACAGGCCGCCCCAACCGATGTTGTTGACAGGCGAACACGAGATCTTCACCTGCACCTGGACGCTACGGGGGCCTGCAGCGTAGTAAGCCATTGTCGCCATGCGGAACGACAGCACGCCTTCGCTGTGGTTGTAGGTGTTGGTGGTTCCGACGTTGTAGAAGATACCGTCGCCGATGGCTTGGAAGACATCGACGTTCGTGTCTTTGGAGCTGTCGTTGTTGTCCAGGGTGATGCAGTTGGAGAACAGCCATAGGCCTTGGCTGGGGATCGACACGTTTTTGGCGATGATGGCGCCCGCACCGTGCTGAGTGTAGCGGTACCACTTCGAGAAGGCCTCATTGTCGTTGATGTACTTAATCTCGGGAGCACCGCCCCAGATTTTCTTCACGCCGGTGTTCGTCGCCAGGTACATCTCGTTGATGTCGGAGCGGTACACGAGGACGTCGTAGGAGCCGACAGAGGCCTTGTTGATAATGGCGAGCTTGTCGCGCTGGTCGTTGCTGTTCTTGGCGATGAGGACACGGTTCTGTTGGAGCCCTTTAATGACATCCGACACCGTGTTAAAGCCCAGATTCATGAAGGCAGGCCAGGATTGCACGATGTCTGAGTCGGAATAGGTCCAGATCCCTTGGGGGTTGACGGGCATGTTAGTACCTTACTCCTGCAATCTGCAGGGATAGTAGTGCTGTCGAATCCCAGTTGTATACCCATTCTGGATGCGCACTGGAATTACTGATGTTCACAACCACAATACCATCCTTGTAATGCTCGTAATCGATGACAGTGTTGTAGTTGATGTGAGCGACCATCATGGCCCGGCTTTCGTCCCCTGTCGGCTCGTACGACAGGAAGCACCGTAGGTAACGGGTGTCTTCGGTACGGGCGCCTCGCACGCCGACACTGACATCGACGGGGTACCTGAAGCCACTGTAGAGCTTGAGGCTGAGGGGGATCCTCAGGTAGCCGGAGATGGCTAGCTGCATGAACAGGCCTGAGTCTGCCCAGGGGATGCTGCGGTACCAGATGTCTTCGTCGACGCCGACGCCTCGTCCTCGTCCGGGAGAAGAGACGCCTACTTCGTCGTAGAAGGGTTTGGCGATGCCGTTGGTGGCGCGGTCCGATACGAGGGAGGTGACACTCTGTGCCGCGTTGTTGGCTGTTGAGCGGATCAGCATGAGGTCGTTTTCTACTGATGCGAGGCGTTTGTTGATGTCGTTGCCCCATGGCTGGGATGGGGCGGGGAGGTTGTGTTTCATGCCCTTAGTATATCAGTATGGCGAGTGTCACTTTCTACCGACTTGCATCATACTCAGCTACAGACTATTCTTACTTGTGTCAGAAGGAAACGACAGAAAGGAAATCCAATGACACCTCAGTACCTCGGCCCCAGCGCCTTCGCCAAGCACGCCGGCCTCAAAGCCGGCACTATCAACAGCTACTTCCGCAAAGGCATGCTGCCCGAACCCGACATCTACTACCTCACCTTTGAAGGTGAACGCCCCGGCTGGCACATCGACACGGTCGAACACTGGATGAACAACCGCCCCGGTAAGGGACGCACCTATGCTTCCATGAAGGAGAACAACTAATGAACCAGATCATTCCCTTTACCTACGAAGGTAACAACGTTCGCACTCTTACGACAGAAGACGGCACGCCCCTCTTCTGCGGCAAGGATGTGGCAGCAGCCCTTGGATACTACAATCCGGGAAAGGCAGTTCGGGATCACTGCAAGGGGGGGTCCGTTTTGGACCCCCCTTGAGACTCCAGGTGGAACACAGGAAGCTCGCTTCATCACCGAAGGCGATGTCTACCGACTGATCTTCAACTCCAAGCTCCCCGCAGCCGAGAAATTCGAAGCATGGGTTGTCGATGAGGTCCTCCCCTCCATCCGCAAGCGAGGAGGCTACCTCACCCCCGAAGCCACCAGGGAAGCACTCCGAGACCCTGACTTCATCATTCAGCTAGCAATGGACCTCAAAGAGGAACGAGCACGCGCCGCCCAAGCCGAAGCAGCACGCGCCAAGGCAGAAGCAGAAATCGAAGCCCAACGCCCTGTCGCAGCCCTCGGTAAGGCTATCGAAACAGCAGAAGGAGACCTCACCCCCAGCGCCTTCGGCAAGATCCTGTCGAAGACCATCAAGACCATGGGGCCCAACAAGTTCTGCAGGTGGCTCCTCGACAACGACTTCGCATTCCGTAACGGGCAGGGCAAGATCATCCCCATGCAGGACGCAGTCAACCGAGGAATCCTCATCCTCACCGAACGCATCGACAAGGCCGGTAAGATCAGGCCGCAGCTCCTCGTCACCCCCGCTGGCCAGTCCTACTTCGCCGGCATCCTCAGCTAACAGAACACAAGAGAAGAGAGGCGGCACCACAGCAGGTGTCGCCTCTCTTTGCGTCTTAAGTAGACTGCGCCTAGGCGGTCTTGTGCTCAAAACCCCTGAGCGACAGCTGCCCCAACGTGATCCCCGGCGGTGTCGGAAGATCAGCAACCCGAGGCATACCAAACAAGTACGCCAGATCCCACACCGACGTATACGGTTCAGCGCTCACGTTCGCACCTGACTCACTGTACTCGACACTGCTGATCTGCCACACAGCCCTGTCGAACAACGCACACGTCCCAGCCATACGGCCAAACACCTGCGGCTTGTCCGTCACAGGCTTATTCGCAGTGAACTTCAGTAGGTCATCCATGATCTTCTTCATTGTCGTACCCTCAGGCCACTTCTCAGTAGCTTTCTCGGGTAGTGGGCTGTCGGTGAAAGCTGTCACATCAGCTGCAGTCACAGGCTCACGCTCGAAGTCATACGTAACATCCGTGTACGCCTCATTCAACGGCGTCATACCAGACCACTCAAGGCTCGTCTTCGTCCCCAAAGCAGACTGAGCAGCATACACACACGCAGCGTAAGCCTTATCAATCGTGTCGATATACGGACTACTAATCTTCAACGGATCAGTCTTGCGAGGATACCCTGTATAGAACGTCACAGTCTTCTCGACATAGGGATAACCCTCGCCACAAATACGCAGGAACGAGTAATCGTTCTGACCATCGGATTCGGCCAAACGGTACGGTGCAAGCCGCTTATTCAACATGCCCGCCACAGTCACCTTAATCTGATTAGGCTCATCCCCCACCTCGACAAACACGCTGCCACCCTCAGCGTTCCACTGCGCAGGAGTAATCGGCTTATTATCCTTGCCGACAACAACGTAATAACTCTTACCAAACTCCTTCGGACCAGGAACGGTACCCGACTTCCCAAAATACACAGAGCGCGCACCACTAGGATAGTCATACGGCATGACACAAACAGGCTGCGAAGTAATACTCTTCACGTGAACAGGAACCTCAAGAACGAACTCCTTCGTCTCACCAGCATCAACAGAAAGCACCTCAAGATCCTTCAAAGCCTCCAGATAAGGCTTGTTCGGATCATAATTCGGGTACAACACAATAGTAGGCGCCGGCATATTCTTTGAATAAGGGTTAAAAACAGGCTTCCCATCAACCCAATAAGCAGCCTCAGAATTACCCCCACTAAACAAATCGTAAAGAGTAGACTCACGATATGTGCACTCAATACTCGACACAGGCTCAGACTGCTCATACGAAATCTTATAGTCAGATGTGTAACCCTGAAGACGAGTAAGAATCGTATGATTCTTAAACACCACAACCGTGTCGTACACCCACGTGATCTGAAGATCATTAGCCGACAGCCACGACTTCAATACAGACCACAAGTTCCCTTTACCACCAGGAAAATCATAGATATGATCAAAAGCAGAATTAGTAATAGCAAAGAAACCCCCGGCGACAGAATTAGAATGGAAATTCTGTACATATATCTTCGGCACATCAACGACACCAGCAGCATTAAAGAACTTCGTAATAATAGCCTTTAGCTCCGTATAGACCATAGGCTCAATCGTCGCCTCAATATCCAGCAGATAAAACGGATCGTTTAACGTCACAGACCACGACCAAGGCCCTGTCGTCAATGCACGTGCGACAGCATGAGTACGCCCAAAACGCAAGTCACTCAGCACGACATCCTTGTTCACCACAAGAGCAGGCTCAATGCCTCCAGCACCTTCCAACGAGTACTCGGAGAAACCGCCTGTCGATGCATCCCGATCTAACGACACACCATCCTCCTGCACAGACCAGTTTGTGAGTTGGCCAGCAGGGATTCCAAAGACACGCATCACCATGAGTAGCACTCCTCCAAAGAAACCGAAGCAGAAAAATGGCCCCGAGCATTATTAACCGTCACAAGACGCGCAGACCCAGGCACAACCTTCATATTCCCACCACCAGCCGGATACGAAAACTCATACTCAGGTGCACCAGCCAGAACCTGATCAGGAGCATACGGCGTAATACGAAGACCACACCACGACAACTGACCATCCTGACCAGGCTTCATCGTAATCTCCCACAAGCCCTCACCCATACTGAAAACCTGATTCTTCAGCTTCGTAATAACCGTGCCAGGTGTGCCACCATCAACACGACTAATCGTCCACCTAAACGGTTGCTTACCATCCTCATAGCCCGATGCAAAAAACACCCCATAATAACCCTCAGGAACAACAACACGCTCCGTATATGTGCCAACCTTGCTCAACGCCAAAGACGCCTGGCGAGCATTCAGCTTACTAAACACATGATCCAACTGATTATTAACAGCAAAAGGATCAGGCTTATGCACCACAGTAGGATGCTGAGACTTCTCATCAATACTATCCGACACAAACAAAGCCTGCTTACCCCAATCGTTATACGCGAACGGAGTACCAGCATGAACATGCAAATAAGGCAAACCCATCAAAGGCGACAACATGTTATTGAACGAGAACGGATCAGCATACGACACCCACTCATCCCCGCGATTCAAAAACAAACGACGAAACAACTCAGCCTGATCACGATTCAAATACGACCAATTCAACTCATACTTCCGATGACCATACACAGAACCATTAATCGACGCAAAACCATTCAGCAACGTCGTCGAATCACTACCGAACTGCACACTATCCGCTGTCGGAGACTCATCCGGAGCCGGAAACCACGACATAAACTTCCCAACCGCGAAATAAACCTCACGAGTCGAACAACCCCTAGTAAACGCCACGATTACCGCTCCTCACATTATTGCTGTCAACGTTCTTGCTAATAGCCCGACCATTCAACATGACTGTCGTCGAAACAGCCCGGACAAGCTCATTAAACTGCGCTGGATTAATTGTAACAAGGCCATCACCAGCACCAGCGGAATAACCACCACCAGACATTACCGGCACCTGCATCGTGTTAAGCGCGTTCATGAAGCCCTTGCCGTAGAAATCGACAGCAGGCTGGGAAACGACGTACTCACCACTGCGCAACTTGAACATCCCATGGCCATTAGTGCCCAGTAGATTATCGACAGAAGGGTTAGCCGGAGGACGACCAGGAAGCAAACCACCCCCGGCATAACCAGGAATGGGACCACCCATAAACCGACGACGAATCTGGCCAGCCTGACCCGCATAACGCGCAGCATCCGCTGCCTGGCCACGAGTAAGACCCTTATTCATGGCATTACGGATGTACTCCATATACGACATCAACTGATTCAACTGGTTATAAGCCTGAGTCGTATCAGCATTAACAGGAACAGTGACCTGATTGCCGTGAATCCCATCAATACCACCCTGTGTCGTACCAATAGTGCCCTGATCGGTGACGTTCTCCTTCACATCACGAGGAACCTGACCAATCGTCCCAGTCAGGCTGTCGAACGCGCCCGCCAACTCAGTAACCTCACCCTGGTTATAACCAAGCTGAGTCACCTGATCAATAAACTGACGCTTCAGAGACTGCGTATACGCCTCGATCTCCTGCGTCGAATGGCCAGCAGCAGCGTAAGCCTCGATGAGACCAATCATCTGAGACTGCAAGCTCTTCAAAGCCTCACGGTTAGCAATCGCCGCCTCCGTGTACCCCTTCAGCGCAAACTGGCCAGCCTGAAGAGTTGAAATCTCCTGACTATTCTCACCGATCTTCGTCTGAGACTCGTTAATCTTCTGCTTCGCCTCGTCGATATCAGTCTGAGTAGACTGCATACGCTCCTCGTCGCCGTACTTTACAGCGACAGCATGGAAGAACTCAGCATCATGCAACTCCTGCTGAGCCCTACGCATATCCGATGCAAGCTTCTCATTCTCCTTACGAAGATTCTTGATCTTGCTCGTCGTATTCTCAACATCCTTGCGCAAAGAGTTGAGGCCCTTGTGGTAATTGTCCTGAGCCGTCGTCGAACGCCACCACGACTGCAGCGCCTTGTCGAGCGCCGACTTCAACCTCGACAGGAAGTCCTCGAAGATTTCAGCAGCAGTCTTTGTTTCCTTGCGGGCATGAGACGACGGTGAATGGCCGCCACCGCCACCACCGGAACGAGGCGAATGGCCACCACCGCCACCACCAGACGAACGCTGAGGCTTCGCACGGAAATTCGCAGCACTGAATGCGCTCTTACCAGCATTCCGGTTAGCAAACGTAGGCGTGCGAATCTTCGACTTCTGACCAAGAGTAAACGAACCCTTGCCAGACAGAGACTTCGCACCACCAATCTGCGACATGTAGCCCTGGATAGACTGCCAAATAGCCTGAACCTTACCCAAGAACCCCTGAGCCTGACTCACCGCGTTAGCAGCATTACCCACCATCTCATTCAACGACGCATCCGTCGCCGAATGGTCCACCTCACCCGACTGATACGGCTGGGCAATAATCGCCGCCATCGTGTCACGCTGAGCCTCGAACGCGCTCATGTCGAACCCCTGGGCCGACAGGTAATCAATCGTGTCCTGGATCGACTGCTGAGCGTACTGGTACGCCTCCTCACCAGTTAGGCCCATTTCCTCGATGCCTGCTGCAGCAGCGTTCCCCATAGCCTGGAAGTAATCGCTAATGGCTGCAATGTTCGCCTGGCCCTCAGCAGAGTTCGGGTCCATCGACGTACCATTGGTCTGCATCGACTCATACACCTGCTGCAACGCACTGTCGAGTGCAGCAGCAGCATCTGTCGATGAAAACATTTCATCAAGCACCGAGCGCAGAACCTCACCAAGGTCCTTGAACTCGTTCTTAGCGTCGCCGATCTTGAACGACGCCTCCTCAGAGCTGTCGCCAGCCTCGCTCATCTCCTGGCCAAAGAGCTGAGCGTCGTTCAGAGCATCACGCATGGCGCCCCCGACGCCCTCAGTCTGGCTCTTCACCTCATTCAGAGCACTAATCTGCCCCTCAAACTGTGAAGCAATGTCCGCACGCTTAGTCGCGTAGGAGGGTGACTCAGGATCGAGCTTAGCGATCATCTCATTCTTGCGTGCCTCAAGCTGAGCAATGTACCCATCCACATAAGCGTCAGCAGCAGCCTTGCCGCCGCCCTCAGCCTCCGACGTCGTTGCCAACTTAATGTACTGCGCATAGCTGAAGCCCATGTCAACAAGCGCCTGCTTGACATCCTTCGACATGTTCTTGAAAGAATCAGAACCCTGAATAGCGTCAGAAATTAGCGCCTGCGTATGCTCACCAATCTTCAACGTCGAATAGCCAAAAGCCTCAGCCTGAGCATGTGTCGTCTGAACAACCTGACCAGACTTATCCACGTAATAACCCAGCGCCTCACCATTCGACGTGAGAGTCTGGCCATTCTGCTGGATCGTCGCGTTCAACTCAGCGAAAGAAGTCTGAGCACCAGAGCCAACTTCCTTCGTGTCTTCAGCCAAAGCCTTCAGAATCGCCGACGAGCCACCGACAGCAGCCTTCAGATTCTCAGCCTTCTCCGACGCCCCCGTAAATGAGTCACCAAGGTACGTTGCAGCGACAGACGCCGCAGTAATCGCGCCCGTAATAGCCAGACCCCACGGCCCACCAAACATCGCCATCAGGCCAGAGCCAACAGCAGACAGCTTCGACAAAGCGCCGACAGCCTGGCCAGCACCAGCAGCCACCTGAGCACCCGTCGAAACAGCCGACGCCGCCGCCTGAGCCTCCTTCGCAGCAGCCGCCTTACCCGCAGCCATAGCGACAGCCGAGTCCGATGCTGCAAGACGCTGATTAGCAGCAGCAGCAGCATTCGCAGTACCCGTATTCGCAGCAAGCGACCCATCATACGCAACGACACCGGCCTGAGCCTGCTTCACGGCCTGCCACACCACACCCCACGACAAGGTCTGCTGACCCGTCGCCTGCATAACACGAGTCTGCATCTGAATGTACGTCGCAGACATCGACACTAGCGCGGCCTTCGTCGCCACCATAGCAGCGCGAGCAACACCCACAGCCGTCAAAGCACCAATGAACGCTTGAATAGGCGCGGGCAGCTTCGCGAAAGCATTCACAGCCAGTGTCGCCACAGTAACAATAGCCTTCATCGGCACCATGAAGCTAGAGTTCATAGCCGCACCAGCATTCTGCAAAGCATTCTGGAACTGCTGCAACTTCGCCGACAAGGTGTCGGTGATAATTGACATCGAATCATCAATGAATGATGTATTCTTCGACGCCCGCTCAGCTTCCTCCAACTGCTCCACATACAAGCCGACACTGTTCGACATACGCGACAGCAGCTCCACGTCACGCACATTCTTAAAGCCCAAATCCTTAATAGCCTGAGCCTTCTGCACCTTGTCGCTGATGCCCGCAAGGTTCTGCAAGATACCCTGGAACACCTTATTCGGATCATCGCGCCAGAGCTTTTGGAACTCGGCGTCCGTCACGCCGACAGCGCGGGCGTACGTGTGCATAGCGTCGCCGCCCTCAGCAGCAGCTGCGTTGATCGAGTTGAAGATACGCTGAAGTGAACCTCGTGCCCACTCCTTCGGAATAGCGAGCGACGACAACGTGGACGACAGGGCCAGAATCTGGTTCTGAGTAAAGCCAGCGCTCTTACCTTGCGCGGCAATACTCACCATCATGTTTGCAATCTCAGGCTCCGTCGCAACAGACTTCGCACCCAGATCAGCAACCTGATTCGCAAGAATCTTGTAGCCGTCCCCCGCGCCCTTGGAGGACTCCTGCAAGCCACCCATCATCTGGCCGAAACGACCAAATGCTGTCGTTGCAGCCTCGACGTCCATCTCCGTCACCGTCGAAAACTCAGCGACAGCCGTCGTGAAGTCCTTCAGGTCCTTTGTTGGAATGTTCATCTGCGCGCCGAGTGTGCCGATCTTCGCTAGATCGGCAAATGGGGTCACAACCTTCTGCGTAGACAAATCCGTGTACGCCTTACGAAGCTCGGCCAAATCCTGTGTCGTGCCCTGTGCGGTACGCTTCACGTCGGCGAACGCACGCTCCTGTGCAATGCCAGCCTGCACAGCAGCTGACACCAGCGTGCCAAGGCCAGCCGTAATTGTCCCGTAATACACCGCCGTGTCGCGAGCAGCATAACGAACATTCTCAATCGCCTGCTCGTTCGCACGGAGCTGAGCCTTCGCCTGAGAGGCATTGATACGCATCATCTGGCGCTCGCCTGCGCCCTGCTCCTTAATCATGGCACGCTGCGTACGACCAGCCTCAGCCTCACGAGCAGCAGCAATACGCGCAGACGCGGCGACAGCAGCAGCCTCACGCTTCGCCTCAGCGCTTGCCGTCACACCAGCAAGCTTCAGCTCGGCTTGCTGCAACTGCGAGGCAGCCTGAATCTCGGCAAGACGAGCAGCTTCATTGCCTTTCGCCTTCACCAGGTTGCGCTCGTCTCGGCCCTTCTGCTTCTGCAACGGGAGTGCATTATCCTCGTGCTTCACACTCGCCTGAGCGCGAAGCTTCTCAGCCTGCGCCTCGGTCTTACGGGCCTGCGACTGGTTCAACACCGCCTGGGCCTTCTTCGCCTTATTCTCGGCCTCGGCCATGGCATTCGACGCAGAAGCCACCTCACGCATAGCCGAAGCAGTATCCTTCAGCTTAGCTATGTGATCCTTGCTCAGGTTGTTCATCGTGCGAGTCTCACGGATGAACTGTCGATATGCCGAAACAGCCTTATCGACACCAGCCGAGAGATCAGCCTTGCTAACATCACCCGCAGCCTTATTCAGCGCACCGAGAGCGTCTGCCACAGACCGCAGTGCTGTCGCAGATTCCTTCAGGTTCTTGACCTTCGAGCTATCAAGCTGCAAAGAATCAAGAACCGTACCACCACGGCCAGACGGGGACTTCAGTGTGGCGACAGCACTCTGTAGCGAGCCGATCTGCTTTTCCAAAGCACCAATGCTCTGCGCCGCCTTATCTGCACCCGAGGCATTAACATCAATGTCAATCTTGATCGACTCGTCTGCCATTCTTACTCCTAAGAAAAGTCCCTGATACCACCTCAATGATACCAGGGACTCTTCCTACCTAACTTGTTCAAGCGCTTCAATGGGTGTCGGCAACGGCTCTTTCGTACCATCCGAATACTCGACAGTATCCAGAACAGTAAATGAGCTTTCACCTGGTTTCGGATGCTTATGCTCACGATACCTATCAAGCTCAGCACATGAATAGCATGTCGATGTTTCAACATGGAACTCAATCGCGCTATGGTCACTGCGACCATACCAAAGCGGCGTACCACACTTGTTACACAGACTATCGAGATAGTACTGATACCCCGCACACAAGGCCAGATCAAGCGGCGTGTATTCAGTTTGATCCATTGGTTCCGAGTCCATCTCGTCGCCAATCCATGCAGGCACTGACCGGGCAAACATGCCAGGAGCACCAATGAACAACGTCGGGGGCTTACCCTCAGCCCTCGCCGTTTTCAACAAGAGAATCACCCACTGGTTCTCCGGTCGGCTCAGTTCCGTCCCCACGAAACGTGGGGTCACTGATTGCCTCCGATACGACAGCACCAAGCTGCTGTGCATCGTTCCACGTACCACAGATTTCCTGCCACAAGAACTCGGGCAGGTGCCCGCGCAGCTCTGCTGCCTCGTCTTCCGTTAGGCCATTCTTCGATTCACCTGTGGAGTTGTCGATAATTTCGACACAGGAGCGAGCAACGACATACTCCATCAAACGATCTTCACGCTCAACAGCAATAACCGCCCGCTCATCCTCGTTCTTGTTCTTCGTACTGAAGAACTTGTCCTCCCACACGCGGCGCTTCAGAACATTGAGTTCCTTATTGGAAAGCGCACGCAGACGAAGAGTGACCGTCTCCTTGCGAAGAGCCTCAAGCTCTTCCTGAAGCTCGACACCAGGTGCCGTGTCCGTAATCGAACGAGACGCCGGGGCCTCGACCAGTTGCGCGGTCTTAGCAATCTCGACCAGTTGGGCGAAACGCTCCGCGTTTTCAGTGTTCAGCGGAACGTCGATAGACTTGACCGTAGGCTTGATGGACGAGATAATCTTAGACAGTTCGAAAGCCATGTCTACTCCAATCAGATCTGAGAATACCCCCGCACCTCGGAGGTACAGGGGTATTCTAGCAGAGTTGATCAGGCAGTGACAGCCTTGTTCAACTGCATAAAGCCCTGAGGTAGGAAGGGAACCTCAAACTGGATCGGCTTGTCCCCGTCTCCGAGGACATCCTTTGGGTTGTCGGGGACGACCTTGAAGGCCGACAGCTCTTGACCGGCCTCGACAGGGGTGCCCTGTCGGAAGCCAATACGCTGAACGAGGTAGCCCTCCTTCAGGCCGTCCAGCGTTCCACGCTTGAACAACTGGAACGCCTTGTCATAGACGCTGGTGTTACCAGCGGCCTTTTGACCCTTGGCGATCTCCTCACGGAAGAAGGTGAGGGACGCTTCGTAGTTCGCAATAGTTGGTGTCTTGGCGTTACCCGAATCGCAAATGGAGCGAGAATCGTCAGTATCACTGTCCGTCGCGCCGAGCGTCATGCCCGCCGCGATAGCGCAGGAAATATCGACAGCCTTCGACGTGGCACCTGTGTAGGTAGCAGCCTTAAACAAGTCATCAGTATTCGTGATACCATCAGCCGCAACCCACCAAATGGTGGTGTTCGGAGACAACATCTTTGCCATAATCAGTCCTCCTGAGTTGTATTGTCGTCTTCAATGGTATCATCTGCACCACAGCAAGACGGCTGGGTTAGAGGTGTCTTGTCATCGACACGCTCATACATGTCGGGCAGAACAGAAAGCTCCGCCTCAGACTTCTCGCACACAATATTGGTGTACACATTACGCACACGCATATTAGTCTCCTCTATCTAAGTTGACGTAGAAAGCCATACTGTGCTGATAAACAGCCGGACGCAGCGTCGAATCGAAATCCTTAGACGTACCGACAGACGCAGCAATATTGATACCATTCGACCCATCGATCAACACAGTACCAATAAGCTTTTCCTTCACAACCGACACCAGCCGATTGAGAAGCCTCTTATCCTCACCATACACATCAATGTGGAATGGGTGCTCATAGACATCCAGGGTGTGCCCGGCAACCGACTTGTAACCTCGTAGCTGTCGATTGATCTCAGCGCCACCGTGGTACACAATGTACAGTGGTGCATCTACCTTACGAGCAAAAGAATCGAAAACCTCAATACTCTTGATGGTACGCAACAGAGACAGACAGGCCTCGTCAAACTCTAGGGTCCGGTCTTTCACTTCAGCCTCCCATAAAACTCTTCACGGAACACAGCCGTAATGCGAGGCAGGTACTTTGCAGGGATAATGCCCTTCGTATCCTTGCTGCCTCGTGCCTTCCCGCGCAAGCCAGAGCGCAGATAGCCAGAAGTTCGATTACCGTACGTGCCGTTCTCCTGCCAGGAGTAGTAGGGCTTTTCACGCTCCCACTTATGCCAGCCGATCTCGACAACCTTGCCGCCCTTAGAAGCATCAACACTGAACGTGTCGCGCATATAGCCAGTATCGACACGCCGGGGGTCAGTGCCAATCAATTGACGACCGTACTCAGTAGAAGCTGCAGCTGCAGCCTTAGCAGCAGCATCGACTTTCTTCCAAGCGGCGTCGATGATTTTCTTTTTTGCTTTAGCTGCAACACCGTAACGGTCGGAATCGACCGTTACCTTAATGCCAGTAACGCGACCATCAAACCGTACAGTCTTTTTAGTCCTAGCCATGAGCAGTATCCCCCGTCTCCATATCACAAAGCAGCGTTACCTGCCAATTTAGCGTATCAATCTGCGCATTACGCACAACGAGCTTCAAGCCCTCAACCCTTGTGTCAGTCGGCATTTCGTCTACTTGGAGACGCATACCCTCACCGAACGACACACGTACAGAAGGCTCACCCCACAAGTCCTGCGACACCAGCTCATTCTTGTCGAGATGCAACAACTGCACACGATAAGCGTGAACACCTGTGACTTCACCGGCCCACTCACGGTTACGGGCACGCCAGTCCACGTTCGGTGTAATGTTCGCCCAACCCCTCCACACTGGGTGGTTGTCCTTAGCCGACAGACCATTGTCAGCCGTCCAGTCATACGACACCGTGTCGGGTGTTTCGTAGATGCTCACCTTCGTATTAGCCAACAGTTGAAGTGGGTAATAAGAGGTGTGCATGAACAAGGGGTGGATATTAGGATTGATCGACAGTGCCACTAGAAGTTCACCGCCCAATCCACAGGCTCAAACGTCGGATGCACAACATCAAAGCAGAGGTTATTTACTTCGTCTTCCTTCGCCTGAGCACGCAACTGACGAGCACGACCGACAATTGCAGCCAGCAGCTTAGCGCCGTCCGTCTGCTTGTCGTCCGTCTTCAAGACAAGCAGTTGCAAAGCCTTATCCATGCCGATAGCGTCACACGCATCAGCAGCAGCCAGCTTTACGTTACCACCATTAACAGCGAGCAAAGCCTCGATTTCTTCATCCGCGAAAAGATAACGTGGCTCGTTCCTCAAATCACGCAAGTCTTCCAACTTACGCAAATCAGGAATAAGTACACGCACCTGTCCAACAGGTGAAGAAAAATCAATCTCGCTCATAAAACCAAGTATAGCAAGACCCCCGTGACAAAGGGCCACAGGGGTCTTGCTTAATCAGCTAACTGATCAGGGGTGATCAGTTTTGACCACCGGCAGATAGGACAACGCCGTCAAGATTCAACAGGCCAGCGCCAGCAATCTGACGCACACGAATCTCGACATCATCGTTGTCGAAGCTACCTTCACGGTAATCAACAGAGCCGCCACCAAGCATCGTACCAGTCGCATTGTGAGCACGCAGCTCTGGGTTCTCGCGGCCACGCATGGAGGTCTTAGCGATAGTGGTCTTGTCCCCGGCCTTACCGCCCTTGGGGACAAGTGCCCAAGCGTCGTCACCAACAATGGTGCCAATGAGATCAGACTCGACAACCTCAATGTTAGTCAGCGTATTAGTGCTGATCGTGGTCGTCTTGCCGTTGGTCGTGCGAATCTCACGGATAGCAAGAATCTCACGCGCAAGTTGAGCCTGAGCAGGCGAGCAAACCAGAGCGAAACCACCTGGAATGGTAACAGTGCGACCAGACTCAGACTTGGTGTTAAGGGCCTGCCAACGGGCGGCAGTAATAGCGCCGTAGGAAATACGCGCATCCTTGCCGTTCGCACCGGGAATGGCCTCGCCCTTGAACTCTGCAGGAACCTTCGACAGGTCAAGCTGACGACCCAGATTGGTCTTGATGTTCTTGGTACGAGGGTCGAACAAGGTCATAAGGACCAGGAGGTCTTCAGTGCGAGCCGCGAGACGACCCGCGTCAGTCGGCAGCTTCTCAATCGTGTTCCAATCATCATTGACGATTGCTTCGAACGAGAATTGAAGACGCGCGCCATGCTTGCCAACCTCAACGAAACGGCCATTGCCGGTGTACGTCAGGGTCGGGTAAGGGGTCAGCTCAGGAATCGCGGGCAGCGTGTCCTGGATAGGCGAGAAGCCCCCGTTGTCGATAGGCATCGACGCAATGTCCGAGTTCAGCGACAGGTAAGCAGCAGGACGGAAGTCATTGAGAAGAACCTTCTCAGAGATCTTCGGCCAAATCGAGTCGTAAGACTCATAAGTGTTAACAAACTGCACATTAGCAGCGTTAACGAACATCGTAGGAGCAAGGCTGTCAGTGGTGACAGCCTCCTTCAGCTTAGCCTGAGCGATCTTGTCGCCAGCAAACGAAGCTTCCAGCAACTTGTTGAACTCAAGCTGCCTTTCCTCAAAAGTAGTCATTAGTTAAACCTTTCAGCCCAGTGGACGAGTGTCGAGAACAACCTGGTAAATGCCATCCTTAACGGCAGCATTGTATGGTTCCTTCACCCAACCGAGCACAACGTCCGCGCCCGCCTTAGTGAAAGTAATGGTGGGCTTGGCACCAGCCGTCGCAGCCTTCAGGTACACGAGCGTGCCAGGCTTGAACGGCGACGGAGCAGTACCATCAACCTTGAGAGCAAACACGCCACCCTTCACGCGAACCGAGGCGTGCTTGGCGCGGTTCAGACCATACGTCGGCTTAGTCAAAGCCTCAGCAGCAGTCGCGTAATCCGTCTTCTCTTCAGCTGGGGCGACATCCGACACCAGGATGCCAGCAATACCAGCCTCCTTGTTGACGACAACCGCGTCACCGGCCTTCAGGTGCTTCTGCGCGTCGTCAATCTCAAGCGACAAAGTGTCGCTGTACTCAAAAATCTGGTTATCCTTGTTACCCGTCAGAGGGAACTTCTTGATACCCGCCATTAAGATCACTTCCAACCAATCTTAGCGTAGGACTCCTTCAAGGAAACCCCGCCAGACTCATCAACAACGGGGGTGGCAGTCGCAGCGACAGCCTCCTTGAGATAAGCGCGCTCAGCCTCAAGAGCGGACTCAACGTCCACACCCTTCTTCACAGCTTCACGAACACGCACGACAGCCGCCTCTGGCAGACCAGACTCAGCAATCTTCTTTCCCGCATCAATAGCGGCATCGACATCGACAGATGCCTCTTCGACCTTCTCTTCCTCCTTGGACTCCTGAATAGAAGTCACAACGGAATCGAGCTTAGAACCAAGTGCCTCAAAAAGAGCGGCAAACTTAGTCTCAAGGTCACTGAACTTGGACTCGATCTCCTTGTCCACGCCCGCCTCCTTAGTAATAGAGTTGTTTCGATTTGATTCTAGCAGATCAATAACTGCGCCACCCGCACCGGGCGTGGTAACGAAGTCAACTGAGCGAACACCGGCAAAAACAGGAACAACACCTGTTTCTGCGATTGGCTCGTTGCACCAGGCGTTAATGGAAACACCAATGTGCTCCCATTTATCACGGATAATTTCATTCACACCCGAGAATACTTTACAGATGGTGTAGAGTGCGCCGTCTTCCCCTACTGTCGCGTCTTCAAGAAACACACCAGCATAGTCACGAATAGAACGCTCGGGGCGCTCCCATTCCTCAGACCCAGTTGGGTGGTCGATGAACATCTCAGTTCCCGCCTTGAACAAAGGCGCAGACTCAGCCAGGTTCTCAGCGGTGTAGATACCACTCGAACCCTGGCCAGGCACGATAATGCGAATGCGGTACTTTCCCTCACCAAGAGACTCAGTACCAACAGCCGCTGTAGACTCATGCAACTTATGCATCAGTACTCCTATCTCGGTTGTCGTTTGTACCATCAGACATTGGCCCAACACCTGTTGCGCGCCCGTCTTCAGTGTCATCACTCTTTGTCGTTGTCGAACCCTCTTCGCCCTCGTCAGGCAGTTCAGGCAAATCTTCCAACGGCAAAGAGCCAGCAATCTTCAACAACTGTAAGACACCGGAGCGCATTTCAACCTGGTGCAACGCGCCATTCTGGTACGCGAGCGTCAAAGACTGAATACGACGATGAGTCTGGTCATTGTTGATCGAACCGTACTCAATCGACACCTTGATGCCGAGAGCCGCAGCAATCTCATTCAGCATGTCGATGTGCAGTTGACGGCGCAATTCCAACGCCTTAAACGTCGGGTCTTCAAGCGCAGTCTCAGCACCCTGTCGTCCACCAGCAGAGCCGTCCGTCAGCAACACCGACAGGGGGATGTCGAGAGCAGCCGACACCATAGCCGCAAGAGGCGTACCAGCCGAGAAGTCAATGCCAGCACCGGCCTTGTTAATTGCCTGAATGTCCTGCCCCGCGCCGATGTTCGCTGTGCCACCGACACCCGGACCAGCCATACGCTGCTGAACGGCCTGTTGCTGTCGAGAGTTGACACTCGTCGCCTTAAAGGCTAGCTTTGCCAAAGACTTCTCCATAAGGTGCGCAACCTCAAGATGTTCCTTGTACCGCTGCGCATACGACATAGCGCTCATGAGATCAGGCTTGCCGTATTGCTCTGACATCAACCGGTTCACGGTCGCGTACACAGCCGTCAAGCGGCGATTCACCTTGTAGTTAGACTTGGTGATCTTCACGCCCACTCGGTCCCACAGCATGTACCACTGAGGCTCACCGCTCACGACAGGATTAATCAGGAGTGCAACGACATCCCCGGTTGTATCATCAGTCGCCACACCACCAAGGCGCATGAGCGGAACAGGCGTAACAGTCTTCGTCGCCTTGTCGATCAAGTAGATGACGCAGCCATCCGTGTTGAACGACTGCTCATCCCGAACACGGGCCTGGACACTAAAGCACACCTTCGCGTTCTCATCGATCACCTTGCGGGCCGGTCGCGTCTCACCCTTATACACAACCGGGTCTGCCCACATATAGGCGTTACGGACAACCAAGCCGCGCTTCACAATTGGGTTAAGCGTAGCCAAACGACGTGCGCGTGCCGAATGATCCCGAATCACATCAAGAGTAATGAGGGAATCAGGGCCTTCGACAGCAGACAAAGGCAACCAGCCAATGTCTTCGCGCTTGAGACGCGCTAGGGTGTCGGAAAAGGCCCCCATAGCCTCTCTAAACGTCTGCTCATACTTCATGCTAATCATCCTATCATGCTAGAAATACAGACAACTCTTCCTCGAACATAAAGTCAAGGAGGTCATCTTCTTCTAGCAGATCATCCGGTGAGTAATACTGGCCTTCTGAATCACCAGCCATAATTGCCCCAATATTCTGGTATGCATAAATGACAGCATCAAGAACGTCAGGCGACTTGATGCCACGTTTACGCATGTTTTCTTTCGATTCGATAAGCAGCGCAGACCCGCGATACTCATACTTAATCGAAGCGATTTCGTTGTGGAGTTCATCGTCATCCGGCAGGAAGACTCGACCATCAGCGACAGCTTTAGCGAACTGATCGTACATAGCAGCGCGGTAGTTGTACCACTTCGTGCTATCACCGGACTTCGCGTTGCCATGGATACCAACGACAGATACGCTGGGTGGAACGAAGTTGTAGATGCTGTCGAGCACTGATGCACCGACACCAATAGCGTCAATACGAATCTCGACAGCCCCCATCTCCACGGCCAGTTCGCCGACCTTGCGCGCAAGCTCAGGACCGTTCAAGCCCTGATACCGGCCATGAATCCTGATGTAGCCGCCCTGGTTCGACACGATCACGGAACTGTCGGAGCCGTATCGGGCCACATCGACACCAATGGTGATCGGCATACCCTCGTCCGGCTCCGAGGTGTCGTATGCCTCCATCGACTGCATGACGCGGCCCATGTTGAACAGGCCGTCGTCAGACACGTCAGGGAACTCACCAAGGACACGCGCAACAAAGCGGGGGTCATCCTCACCCCATTCCTTCTTACGCGCCTCAACCCAGTCAACCTGCACAAGACGAGTCGCAACCTCGACAGGCACGACTTCGCCCGTGAAGTTAGGCGTGTCGTATGCTCCGAACTGGATGATGTTCCACGACCGTTCCTCTGGCTTCAGGCGCATCTCGCGCTTGTACACCTCTGCCATGTAGCACGATGGGTCATTCGGGTTAGCAATGGCCAGGATGCGTGCAAACTTGTTCGTCGTGATGGCATCGGCTGCGGTGAAGATTTCCTTGGAGATACCCCCGGCCTCATCCATAATCACGAGGACGTACTGGTCGTGGACACCCTGGAAGCCAGACTCGTCCTTATCGTCCGGCTTCATACCGAAAGCGATAGGGTCTTGTCGGTCTCCCATCTTCCATGTCGCGTCGGCGTTGACCTTGCCACTGATGCCAGCGACAGCCTTGACACGGGGAATCTCCTTCCACAGGACGTTACGAACCTGTTTCCAGTTCGTCGCCGTGGTGACGACTGTCGTGTCATCGACAGGATGCGTGTCAACCCACCAGTTCACAAGGGTAGCTGACAGGCGTGAGTTATGTGTCGGCACCATGTGCTCACCAACGAGGTACATGTGACTCTCGGAGTCCACCTCAATACACTGGGTTGGCTCAGTTGCCACCGGCACAACATCGACAATGGTACGAACAGTTTTGCGCGAAGCCTGGGCGTCCTGTTCTGGGCGCTCACGGCTTTTCACAGAACCTGGCGTGAACGGGTCGAACGTAGGGTTAAATACCATACGCCAGCGAGGCCCAACATCTTCACCATTCAGATATGTGCGCTCCTTAGAGACATTGCAGCGTACACCAAGGGAACGAACCAGCTCTACAACACCAAGTGCCAACTGTTCGTTCATGAAATCAATTCCGACACAGGTTGTCCGCTTTGCACTGGCATTGAAACCATCAGTGTCCATGAGACCACGCAGAAGATCAAGACGCTGCTCGATGGATGCACGCAGATACATTTGTGGGATGTGCTTGTTGTTCAGCACACCAAGCTCACGCAGCTTAGCCTTGTAACCCTGATGGGTGAACCCGTACAAAGGTGCTTTATTAGCATTGACCTTATACGTAGTTAGTGCAACACCACGAAGATTAAACTCTTCAGGAATATGCTGCTTTCGAGCACCAATCGTAATGCAAGGATTAGCCGAGTGACCATCACCAAGCCACACACCAAGCACGTAAGGGTCGATCAGCAGATCAGCCGCTTGTCCGACAATAGGCGCGTTAATAGGAACGTAGTGGTTAGCCTGGTTCTGCTTACCATGACGCAACGATGACATGATCTCTCGCGTCTCGCGGGTACGACCATAAGACCAGCCGTTACGCCAGTCACCCTCAATACGCTTACGAGCGCGCCCAGCCTCCTTGAAGTCCAGCGTCACCCATTCATGATTAGGCGAACAGATAAACTCCGCCCCATCATTGAAGATGACCTTCACGAGGTCATGGTTCCAAATCTGCGACTTACCAGTTACCTTAGTTGGGTGTCCATACTCGTCAAGAACATAATCCCCGACCTTAACCTCGCCGATAGTGGTCCATCCAGTAGGGGTAGGCAATTTTTCGGTTAACCGAAAATCCTTGCCTGCCCCGTTGCCAGTAACCACAAGGGTTTTCTGATGATCGACTACAGACTGTGAAACTTCACGCTGCTTAGACCACATGAACAGGCCATGGTCTTCAGCCCACTTGGCAGGGTTGTTACGCCACACTTCAAGGCGCTGAGCATCTGAGAATTTCTTGGCGACAGCACCGAAAGGTAGCATCAGTCACCCTCCATCTCGACAGTCGCTTCAAGCAAAGCGGCAGGCTTATTCACAGCCTGAGAAAACCAGTCAGCCTTATTCGTCTCCAAGGCGCGCTTTGCTTCAGCCGACAGGTGCGGATACACAAGTGCCGTGTACTCTTCGAGCACCTGATTGGTGAACGACAGCATGATGTCCACCTGTTTCTCTTCGATCACACGAATCTCATGAGTCACCGTCTGGCGCTTTAGATTCGCAACTTCGGAGATTTCACGCAGGACCGCGAGAACAGCCTGAAGGTTCTGGCCCCAGTTGCCCTTTTCATCAGCAAGACCGAACATCTCAATCTGGCTATAAGCCATATCGACAAGCGCATCAAGACGATCAAGCTGCTTGATGCGCATATTGCGAGGCGACAATTCCTGTCGGCTGTCGTAATAGGACTGCTCAATGACGAACAGCTCTTCAGACGTGAAGCCTGTTGCCTTGATGATTTTGTTTCGTTCAGTGCCGCGCTTCAGCAGCGACAGGGCCATGTCGCGCTTACCACGCAGCTCTGGGTCGTCACTCGTCAGCAAATTGCGCGAGCTGTTCTGCGACATCATTGAGCACATCCTTCACAGTCTTCTCAAACTTGTTGTCTAGGTACATGTACGTGCCTGCAATGCCAGCAGTCAAGCCAACTGCAAGACCCACCAGGAACCAAATAAACAGCATCAATCCTCCTTCGGCACCGAAGGCAGGTCCTCTACCTTCACACCAGCCTGAACAGCAGCGACACGCACAGCATAAGCGTGTTCCTTCCACAGGAACGCTTGCGTGCGCAGCTCAGCTTCCAGATCATCACGCGCCTCTTGAACTTCTAGGGCCTTCTTGTAACGATCAATGCACAAATCTACAAGTGCCTTAATAATTAGGGTAACAGCAGAGCACACAAGGCCAATGAGTGCCGTATTCATCTGTCCTCCTGTTGTTACTCACCAATGGTTGACAAGTATTCTTCCCTTGTCTTGTTGTACTGTTCCTCAGCCTTCTCTAGCTTGCTCTTCGGCAGAACCCCAGGCCGATACGAATACGGCCACACACGCAGAGCACGCCCCAGGAAGAACAATGCAATAATTACTGACAAAATAATAACATGGAGTGGCCAGCGAACATGTGCCGTGGTCAGCACAAACTCGTTAATCGACACCAACATAATGCCAACTACAGCGACAAGCGCAGCGGGGCCTTCCAACCACCAGGAACCCAACCACGCCGAGGGCGCGCCCATAATCCCAGATGCGACCATTAGTACTCCCGCAAGGGTGATAACCCACGGAAGCGAACTGTAGCTCGTAATAAAGCCAAGACCAGTAACCGAGATAGCAGTGTAGATAACCACCATCACCGCCGTCACCGACCTTGGCTCTGACATAGTACTCAGTAGATTCTTCATAGCCCTTATTATAGCGAACACCCCCTACCAACAAGTAGGGGGTGTCCACACTAAATGTCACTCAGCGTCAGGAGTGCCATAGGAAGGGGCAAGATACATGCCACCAGTATGAGATGCTGCCAAGAGCAGCGCCACAAGGCCCAGCAACTTATCAGCCACGTCGAGCCACTGTGCCGACTGCTCAGGGGCCACAAACCCATAAGCGACGCCAATGGCCAGCAATGCTGCAACGATGCCGTAAATCGCCTTACGACGTTCCGGCGTCAACACCGCCCACTTCGTTCGATCTGTAGTCAAGACATCAGGAACCATGTCCAGTACCTCCTAAGTAAGTGTTACTTAGATTCTACCAGCTTCACGATTCCATCATCGTCCTGTTCGACAACGATGCGACCCCTCAGCAACTTACCGTCCTCACCGAAGATCGAGCAAGCACCATCGAGGCGAGTCTGGCACAGGCCGACAGCCATAGCACCGGTGTCGGTGAAGAAGTAGTCATCGCCCTTGTACGACAGCCAGCCGGTACGCATAGCGCCGTTTTCATCAAGGTAGTGCCACTTGCCCTTATCCAACTGCCAGCCGGTCTGCATCTGCCCCTTGTCGTTCAACAGGAACCAATGCTCACCGTCCTTAATCCAGCCGGTCTCCATCTCACCATAACGGGTGTCGTGGACATTATGCAGGAAGTACCAGTAACCATCAATGTGCTGCCAGCCGACCTGCAACCAACCCTTCTCGTTGGCGTAGTACCACTTGCCATTAACAGGGAACCAGCCGGTCTCCCACGAGCCATCCTCAAGGCGGTACCACCAACCGCCGTCCTGCGACACCCAGCCTTCCTTGTTGAGCAGTTCAGCATCAAGATTGTCGTAGTACGCCTGAGCCTTCTCGATGTACTCGCCCGCGTACTTATCACGTAAGGAAGCCGGGCAGGCAGTCGAGTAGAAATCCGAATGGGGGAACACGTTGGAGCGCCACTCAGGACGACCAAGGCCATACGCACGACAGATAGCAGCAGTCAGATGGGCACCTGCGTCGATGGTCTCATCCCCGACATCCCATCCGCCCTCAGCACCAGAGCAGTTTGCGTGCTCGATGCCGATACTCTTCTTGTTCACACCAGGGCAGTGCCATGCAGTGTCGGAATCATGTACGAATTGGCAGATGTTGCCGTCGATGTCAACGTTGTAATGGGCTGAAGTCCCATTATTAGTGAAGGCCCCATACACACCAGCATGTGTCATAGCCTTACCTGCGTTGTGGTGGATGACAACACGATCAAGGGCGGAACCACCACGCCCCTCATCGAAGTTGCCGATCCACATGTTCACATCAGCAGAAAGTTCATTCCAGTTCATCGCTTAATCTCCCAAGGACCCATATACGACTGCTCAGCATTGATGACTTCAGTAAGTGTTTGAATTCCTTCGTCTGTCACAAACACTTGCTTATGATAACTCTTCCGCTTCCCGCCGTTGGTAACAACGGTACGCACTCCGAGAAGACCTTTAGCCTTCTCAGTAGGCATTTTAGACCCATAACCGCGCTTTAGGTACCCAGCACGACACAAGCACCGGATGACCTTGATCGGGCCGATATCGAAAGTTCGCGCGAACTCCAACAGACTTGGTTCCATCATGCACCGTCCACTTCAGTGAAGTAATCGGCAAATGGGTTATCCTCAGGCTCTGAGAACCCCATGTCGATAGGCACTGCCTCAACATCGACAGGCCGCAGAACATCTTTCGGCTGCCGAACAGACTTGAAGATCAGCGTCCAGTCAATAGGCATGTAGTCCCCCAGCAAGATCATGTCCTTTAGGGTCAACGATCCCTTAACCAGCTTATTGTAGTAATAACGCGGAGAATCAGCGCCAAGCAGTTTTCCGTCATCTGCTGCTGACAAGCCCGCGTCAGTGAACTGGCGTACCACAAGCTGTCGAACAGTGCCCACACGCTGCTCAACACTATCTGGATGCTTCATTGAGGCACGAGCGGCACGAGCCTTAGCCATACGGGCGCGCGCTTCTTCGAGCTTAATAGGGTCTGTAACCTTAGTCATTCTGTGTCTCCTTCTTCAAGAGGTCCGGTCGGAAGCCGGACCAGTGTTTCTTAATGCCTTTACCTTCATACACAACGACGACAGGTGCTTGCTGATAACCCAGTGTGCGGATAAACGCCAGTGCATCCGCATCTTCTGTCACGTCGATGCTATTGAAGGGCAGTCCAAGCGCCTTCAGCTTGCGGTACGTAGCCGTGCATTGAGGGCAGCGGGGCTTGGAGTAAACGTTGATCATTAGTTAACCTTTCCAGTTGATCCGAAACCACCTTTACCACGCTTCTTATCTGCTTTGATAGGTGGTTGTGAGTAGAGGGCCGAGGTGCCCTCTAGTCTGACGATGACGATTTGAGCAATACGCTCATGTTCTTCCAGCACGACAGGGGTGTCCTTGCTCATGTTCCACAGAGCAATCATGACTTCACCCTCGTATCCGGCGTCGATAACACCGACACCGTTGGCGAGGAGTAGTCCCTTCTTGCTCAGTGACGAGCGGGCAAAGACAAGGCCGACAGAGCCGTCGGGGATGTCATGCTTGTCTGGACAGTACCCTGTTGGTACGAAGACTGTCTCACCTGGGTAGATAACGACAGATGTCTTCGTAGAGAGGTCGAAACCAGCATCATTATAGTGCTGTCGTTGTGGTCGCATTGATTCTCCTTTGTGTTATTTATCAGGGCAAGATAGAGGGCCAGCACTGACCCTCTACTTATGTGTCAGCGAGTCGTACCGTATCGCCCAACGAACCAGGCCACGGCCACAGTAGCTGCACCGAACAGCAGTGACAGGATACTAATCACAGCGGCCTCAGAGGCAGCACCAGTCTTGGCCAGCTTGGCCTTCGGGGCCTCAATCGTTGGCGCGGGCTTAGGCGTAGCCTTAGTCGGCGCGGGGACAGGCTCGATCTTGCAGGGCACGCGGTCCTTGTCTCGGTCGGGGTGGATCGTGCAAGGTGTCTGGGTCGGCGTGGGTGTCGGCTCATCCGAAGGCGTGGGCGTCGGCTCGGACGGCTCAGTAGAAGGGGCCGGTGCAGGAGTCGAGGTCGGCTTCATAGAGCCGTCACCATCAGTGCCACCATTAGAGCGAATGGTCGCCGTAGCTTCCAGCTTGAGGCCGTTCACCTCAGCATGGTTGGTGACCGAGGTCTGCCCCTCTGGCACCTTCATCTGCTCAGGTGGGTACGTGGCGCAAGTCTTAGACCCTTCAGGCGCGGTGAACTTAATCGTGTTCGCATCCACTTGAGTGGCTGTGACAATCTCGGTCGTAGCCGGGTCCCAGGTTGGACCCTTAGCGCACTTCACGTACGTGCTCAGTCGAGTGTCGAAGTCCTTAACGGTGTATTCGACACCGCCCTCAGCAATAAACTTGATGCCCCATCCAACGGTACCGTTGGAATTGGTCCAACCAAACTTAATGTTGGAAGGCTCTGCGTACTCAAAGTGGGCCGGACTATCACAGTCCTTAGTGCAGACGCCGGTGCCTTCGGCGTCGCCCCAGATGAGCTTCCTCGTCACCTCACCATTGAGGGTAATCGTGCCCTCGTTAGTGCCGACAGCAGCATCCTGAAGCCTGGCTCGCGCCCACCATGTACCGCTAACATTCGTCTTGTCGGCGTAGGCTGCGGGGATCTCAGTCACCTTACAGGTCAGCGTCGCCTGATCGGCGTTGCACTCACCAACGACAGACCCATCGTTCAAGGCAAAGGGAAATGATGCGTTCCAAGTGAAGGGTGCCCCACCTTCCGCAGGAACAGTCGAAACCGTGAACTGCTGGCCGACAGCTAGTCGCTCGGTGGTCCAGGTCCCGGCCACATTGACCTCGCTAGAGGTCTGTCGAGACGCGGACGTTGCCTTGGTGACCTCGGCCTTGATCCCAGGGGTGGTGTCGGCAGCGTAGGCCGCTGCCGGGGCAGTCATCAGTAGTGCGACACTGGCTGTCGCAAGAAACTTCTTCATTGTGTTAATGGTCCTTTCGTAGTTATCCGGGCTGACAACATTTAGTGTATCTGACAGACTGAACAACTTACAAGGTATAACAGCGTGACTCTACTCACAGCATGATGAATACTAGGGCCACTTCTTCGCGCACCCAGTCATTCGGCCTAGGTGCAGGTGTCGGTTCAGGAGTGGGAGTCGGCGGCACCACGACAGGGGGCTCAGGTTGGGGCTGCGGTGCAATGTATGCGTACTTACTAGCAAGGTCAATACCATCAGAGAGAACATCTACTGTCCCCGGCTCATCAAGGCTAATAACACGCACATAGTCAACAAGCATAGAGGAGGGATACTGTTGCTTAAACTTCGTCGCATCAACGTACTTGTCGTGCCCTTCTTCTGTGCCACCAGAATCCAGGAATTGGCCTCCAATAATATGAGACAACCGAATGATCCAACCATTCTCAGGATTAGTAAAAGGTGTCGGATCGTCCATATCAGAGTACCTAACTGTGTGGATGATCCGACCATCACAATAGAAGTGAATAAACTCATTGAGCTTAACAACGCTATAAGTATGAAAGAAATCCTTAATATTGATTTTCCCTGCGGAACCAGACTTCTTAAAAGTTTTCGCAAACTGCTGGCTCTTAGTGCCAGTAGCGTCACCGGCGCGCGGAGTGTGAGTGTTCATCTGGTAATCGTCGGACTGCCAGCCTTTAGCTTCAATGACATCAATCTCGCCACAAGCAGGCCAGTCACCTTTAGTGCCAGTCATCCAGATACCAGGCCAGGATGAGAAAGCATAGGGCATCTGCGCACGCACGGACAGAATAAACTGTCCCTTAGCCTGGAAAAGAACCTCACCCTTATCTGGCTTGCGCGTACTCACCATACCCGACAAGAATGGTGCCTTCTCAGCATCAGTGCCCTCGGCAACAGTCCCTGTCAGTTTAAGCATCCCTTTCGCAACAGAGATATTTTTGTCCGAAAAACGCATCTGAGTGCCCTTGCCGGGATCGAACTTACCCCAGATGGGTGACCACATAGATGTATTAAGTGAGTCACCAGTGAAATCATCGAAGAAAATCTGCTTAGCCATAGGTGTATAGTATCATCCCCCTACCGAGGGTTAGTCGATAGGGGGATGAGTCCTCACGCATTTTGAACCCGCGTGCAAGGCCGGTACTTGGAAGGCGAACCCTCCTGTACCTAATCCTGAGATCAGAGGCGCGCTGTCTCAGGCCGTCTTATTAATCAGCGCCCACGAGAGGGCTTTGTCGAGTTTTTCCTCGCTGCTCTGGTAGCTTGCGCTCCAGAGGATAGCATCGAGGGCAGTGTGCCAAGGGTCAGCTTCATCCTCATCTAGGCCACGCAGTCGTGCCTCCTGCGCAAGCTCATCCAGCTCCTTGAACTCTGCGTCGTGCAGCCAGTAAGTGAACAGAGGCACATTCACGTCGTACTTGACGTTGTGGTGTCCCCAATCAGACTCCCAGCCGCTAATGTCATGCACACCGCCGTAGCTGTCGGTGAACTGGAACTCCGGATGGTCGAGGAGACCCGTGTACATACACAGCTCGCAGGACCCGTCAGTGTCCATGTATGTGTTGTCGTCGTAGTCAGTCAGTCGAAGTTTCATGTTGTTTCTCCTTTCTTGTTGGCCTAATATCTTGCTCCCAGACTAGGACTCGAACCTAGTCCGACAGGGCCAAAACCTGCCGTGCTGCCATTACACTATCTGGGATAAACCCAGGCAGTCCTGGAGGACGCCTGGGAACTAGATGCCACAAACCAAGCATGTGACTAGAGGCAATACTGCCCGTCGGAATGGTGAGACTCGAACTCACGGCCCCCTGGTCCCAAACCAGGTGCGCTACCTACTGCGCTACATTCCGCCCCAGGGATGCTATTCGGACGACAGAAACACACACTAAAGGAGTCATCCCTATGGTGCTACCACGTACGTGATCCCCGATCACGGCGGCTGATCCATCCTCTTGGCCAAAGAGGCAGGCGACAGGGCCTAATCATCCAGCCGCTTGGTGGTCCCCTTGGTGAGAGTTGAACTCACACTCCTTACTGGAACCCGGGTTTGAGCCGAGTGCGTCTGCCTGTTCCGCCACAAGGGGTAGTGCCTCCCAATGTTCACCGTCCCTTGCTTGCAAGGTATTGAGAGGCTATTCAGTTGTGATGTGTTCAGTATAGAGCCACTGTTCCTGAGCTGCCAACCCTATACCGCGTGATGTGTGTCACTCTGAAGTGGTGATGAGTGTTGTGACCCTATCGCTTTCGATGACCAGGAGATCAAAGATATCCAAATCATTTCTTAGAATCCTTGCACCACCTGATTCGGCACGTACCCAATAATCTCGTTCGGTCTTCAAGTACGCGCCATGCCTGTAGGTGATAAGGATGCTGCCGACACTAGCGATGTTAATAAAATCCACGCATGTATTCACAACTACAACATCACCGACACCCATGTAGTTGACGTGCCACACACGTAGTTCACCAGCATCTAGGTCTCGCAACTCAAGCACTTCGTCCTTCATATCACAGTAGCGCCTTCTAAACTCATCGGAACTCATGACTGCTCCCCAGGATCAATAATCACAGCGACATGCCCGCATTCGTCACTCTCAGTAGTGATGAACTTAAGAATATCAAGATCGTGGACCACTCTATCCTCGCCTGTAGTGGGTTCAGTCCAGTTCTGATCGTTGATCTTCAGCCAGACCCCATGATCCTTAGTAATGATTATACAGCCCTTCGTGGTGATAGCAGCAAAATCCCGGCAGTCCAAGACTGCAGCCACTTCCCGTTTACCGAAACCTGTAACGTACCACACACTAAGACCATGGATATCCCAAGTGTGCATCTTGATGTGGTTCTCTCGCGTCTGGTTATAAAACTCGATGAACTCCTTGTTGTCGCTCATTCTTTCTCTCCTTCCACCCTTCACCGTCTCCGATGTCTTTCAACATCTCAGCGTCAGAGTGAGCCTGGTTAGACCACAGGTCACTCCCATTAACCCAGTAGTACTCCATGTCCTCACCGATAGACTTCAGGGTCGATCAGAATAGTTCCGGGTGCAAGCCTGTGGAACGGAATCTGAAGATCATTGAAATTGATAATCATTCTCGGTTCTCCTTTGCCTCGACAAGGCGGTACTTAGCAACCGCGTAGTCGTCCTTCTCTTCACTGGCGAACTGGCCAATGCGACCAATTCCGCCCCAACCCATCTTCTCAGACAGGTAAGCATGAACAATTTGGTACTTCTTGCGACCGCCGGTCTTGATGCTGCCAGTCTTCTTGTTGAAAATCACGTAGATTTCCTCAGCAGGATTAGTCATTATTGCCTCCGCTCGTTTGCATGTCAATATCAGGAAGAATCGTTTCTGGTCTAAAGGCAACCTTGTAGTGGAACGTATCAACAGACGAGGCATCCATCTGCTCCACGAAGTAGGTCACGTTATCGGAGATTCCCAAGTAGTGCTTCTTGTACTCGTTGTCGCCTGTCTTGCAGGTGACTTCGAGCTGCTGGTCTTCATTATCCTTCGTAATCGAGCACAAACCCTCAATCGACAGAAGGTACTTATCCGTGATGCCATTTACAAATACGACACGGCGCATCACCTTGAAGTTATCACTGTCGTAGCTGATGTTGCGTGAAGCAGTATCAGCAGCATTGCACGCACCTAGCGACAGGGCCGCAGCAACCATAGCGACACAGCCAAAAATCTTCCTCTTCTTCATTTCTTGTCTCCCTTCGTAAATATGTTCATAATGTCATGGTCTTCCGAATACTTCTTCAAGAACAGATTGTTAGCGACAGCCAGCAGGCCCATAGGCTTAAGATCATTCTCCGTATCAAGGAATAAGTCACCATACTTAACGAAACGACCGTCCAGCAGTGTGTCACCATTCTTAACGTTCAGCACCTCTTCGAGCGCCTGGTTCTGCTGCTTAGCAACATCACTCGACACCGGCTCATGGAAGCTGACTGACATCGCCTCCTCCTCCAAGAGGTTATTGCCCTGGATGGTTTCAATGAAGTCAGACAAGCCCTCACAGGCGAAAGAGTCATCAGCCGGGATAAACCAACTGTCATATGTCTTCACGAAGCTGAAAGTGCCTGCCTTGAAGAACTCAAGATCGGCAATCCAACCGGCAGGAAGCTCATTAAGAGCAGCCTCAAGGGCTTCCGTGTTGTGAACCAGATCAATGTAGTCTGTATCGACCGTAACTAGCATTACTTATTCTCCTTATCTTTTACGTAACGCCACGTGCTGTCAGCACCATCAAGGATGCCAAGAACATGTGGGTTCTTACTAAATGATCCAAACCAACCCAGATCGAAGTTACCAATAAGCCCTTCGAAGAAGCCCTGAATGTAGTCTTCCTGCCACTTGTCGAACTGCGCCGCCAATTCAACTGGGTGCTTCACGATGCCCACCACTTCACAATGTACGTAATGGCGACACCAGCCGCACCAACACTAGCCAGAACATCCGGCCAGATTGGCGTATAGGTCTCCTTCTTCTTCCACCAGGCCAAGGCAGCCCATACAGCGCTAACAATCGACCACACAATAATGTTGAAAACAATCACGAAAAACTCCTTTCAACAGTAACTTGTTCATCAGAGGGGTCAACCGTAACCCTCAAAAAGTAAGCATATGGTTCTTCCCGCATAGGAACCTCAATTTCAGCCTCAAAAGTATTGCAATCATCCCAAGCCCACTCCAAAGTATCAATGAGCGTATTGCGGTGGTATTCTGGCAAATCAGGACAAAGGTCAGCAATACCCTCTGGTGAAAACTTAAGCTCTGGCATTTTTGGTTTAATAGCCATGTCAGTACCCCCTGTGAACCAGGTGCGTCCAGTCGAGGTTACGCAGGATATGAATGAACATCTCAGCATCATTCCTCACGCCCCCATAGCAGCTCATCCACTTATCTTCGCAGTGCATCCATTCAGCACCACAAACAGCAATGACCATCCCGCTACGAGCCTTCCACAAATCATCAGGCGTAGTGATAGTAAACCCTGTAGCGTTACCTTCAATGTCCTTCAGCTCGACAGGCACCTTGTTGTCATAAACAAGATTATTGATCCGAATTTCAAAATGCCTGTACACTTCATAGGCTTCATCACGCTTGTGAGTGAGATCAGTGTACTCGGTCAAAAGCTCCTCAATGTTCATGCTGTTCTCCTTTTCGTTGTGTTGGTTGGTTGGTTGGTTGGTTGTTAGCAGACATAGACCCGGTGGCCCGGATCGACAATCTCAAACGAGTATGTACGACACAGCTCACTGAAAGTGTCTTCACTGTAGTAGTTCCCCTTGTTGTCCAACCAGTAGTAGGTCAGCTCACCAAGGATCAAGAAGAAGCTCTTGTTCAGCTTTTCGACACGCACGCAGGCACCACTGCTGAGCTTGTATAGAACATCCACTAGTTGTACCTCGCGATCATTGCGACACCAAGGACCATCACAGCCCCCAGTAAATAATCTTCGGGAGGTTGGTGCGGCCACGCATCATCTCAGCGAACTGCTCATGCGACAGCCGCATATTTGTGTACAGCACCCATGGCTGGTCATTCATGTTGGTGACGAGCGCACGGAACGCCTCCATCTTGAAGTGGTTGTACCCACTGTAATTAATAAGTGTTCCCCCTGGAATCTGCCTACTATCGAGGGTAATAATCTCACCGTTGGTGTCGATGCACGTGAACTCCGTGGACGACAGGGGCAAGGCGCTGTTATCGACAGCCCCCTGAGGCTCGGCGGGTGTGTCGTTGCAAGACATTGTTGTTTCTCCTTTGTGTTAGGCGTTAGGCGTTAGGCGTTAGGCGCGAAGAGGACATCGACAACCTGGTCAGGCTGCAAGATGTATTCCTCCATCTTTTCGATTGTGATGCTCTCACCCTTGGTGTTCACCCACTGCTCTTTGCTGTTAAACACCCATACGGTGCTAGTGGGCTTTCGCAAGAGGATGGTGGTGCCCGGATCAAGCAGGCGCTCGTATGCAATCCAATGGCCTGTTGAGATGCAGAACTTCATGATTTCTCCTTTCGTTGTTGATGGTTTAAGTATAGAAGGGGAAGGGTCGTAGGTCAAGAGGATACAGTGTGACTTGACCCACCCGTTACCCTCCGAATACACGACATTAGTCCTGAATACACGTGGGGGTATGACACCCCCACCCTCCCCTCTCGCCCAATAGCATATGATTTTCTATTTGTCAAATCGAGGCCCCAAAACCAGATGTGTCAAGTGATTCCCCCTCCCTGGCCCCGGTCCAGACCCAAACCCACACCCAACCCAATTTCGTGACCCGGGTCACGCAGTTCCCATTCCAACACTCACCCATAACTTAGGTAAGCCTAACCTTACTAACGTGGCTCGCGTCACCTAACTTAACTTAGGTTCACCTAACTAAACTACCCACCACCTAACTTACCTTGCCCTTACCTCACCTCACCAACTTCAACAAACCAACACGAACTAGCATCATCCAGCAACACGAGGCCCCCAGAAAATTGCTCTCGCGAAACACCCCCCATTTTTTATTACACACAAATAATTTTATTTACACACAATCATGAATTTATTAACACACAATCATCTACGTAAATAACTACGTAAATAAGATGTTATTACAGACAAAGATATCTACTATTAATTATTTTATTTATATATTATCATTATTATTTATATATTAATAAAGTTAAATCACGCATCGGCTGCGCTACGCGCGCGAGGATACCCCCCGGGGGTATAGTTAACGTCATTCTGACGATAACTATCCCCCTCCCTGAATTGTCCTGACATTTCACCTACGCCACTCTGAGCGACTTTTACCCCTACCCCTAGGCCAGGACACTACCCCCACCCTAAAACTCGCTCAGAGACGCTTCTAGACCCCTTAAACACCGTCCTACACCTCAACCCTCCCTCCCAAACCCCCTCACCCTTGCGCACACACGCGCGTGTAGCACACCGAACCCAGCCATGCAACTTAAGCAACAAAGCTATCCACATTGTGAGATGTCAAGACAACTAGACACACCCTGTCGAACATAAGCCACACCCACCAAAGTGTTACCTGTTTCACAACACCACACTATTGACTTTTTTCTTCCTTGTTGATAAACTGCCAGGGTCACCGCCCTAGGTATGTCAACCAGCCACACACACCAAAGCACAGACGCCGGCGTCTGGCGGGCATAAACCAACCCCGAGGATGCCGGCGTTTTGGCCTGAGACCAAGGCCACACCCTTAGCCTATTGACAACACGGCCTGTCGGTGTTATACACGCGCCCGGCCCTGTCGAACATAAAACAGACACCCGTGATGTGACGCAGAACACGTTTTTTCATGTTGACAGGCTGACAGACAGGGGCGTAGACTTAAGTCATCACCGAGGGAAAGCCCGGACGGACCAACCAGGGACCACCGAGACGGCCCGGACGGACCAACCAGGGACCACCGAGACGGCCCGGGCAAGTACCTCAGCGTGAACGATCTTTGTAAACTGAATTACACACGGGGGTCGGCTTGCACCGACTGGCATACCTGGCAGGTAAGCCTATCGCCCGTGTCGGCTAGGATGCGAACGCGCTGAAACTTTACGTTCGGTCAGTAAAATAAGCGTGAGCGCATGCCTAGGGCCGTAGGATGCTTTGTCCTGACAAAGTTGCTAGTTCAATTCTAGCTCGGCTCACCAATTTTCCGAACAAACCAAATGTGACGCGGTTCACACGCTGTCAGCTTGACAAGCCGCGATAGACTGTAGTCACAAGGTCAAACACCACACCGAAAGGTCAACCCCCATGCTCATGCTGTCCGACCCCACTACCAACCTCCTGCCCGTGCTGGCCCTGCCGTTCCCCGACTACGAGTGCCTTAAGCATTTCTTCGCCCACGTGCCCGGCTTCAACGCCTACGACGCCGCCAAGTGGGCACAGATTACCGAGCGCGCCGCCTACGGCGACCGACAGGCCCTCGCCCGCCTCGACGCGGCAGGATTCGCCCTGATGGTCACCACGCGACTCTGA